ACTTCATCAAATACTTATGCCGATAAAATTTATAGCGAAAATCCAATTGCTTTGTGGGCACTTGATGAAGAGCTTCCAGAAATAATAACTGGAAATTTCTCAATTCCAGAATTTGGACAAATAGCCTTTGTTCCATATTTATATACTGGAGATGAAGCAAAAGCTTATAGATATGGTTCTACAACAGATTCAGATTATGGATATTATGTCTATCTACCTTTTCCAACTGGAACAACAGAAGGTGGAATATCAACAGAACTTGCAGATGCAATAACAAATGATCAAAATATAAATGTGGATACACTATATGGGCATGTCAGTAGTGATAGTATTCCTCTTGTCTATGGAGCATCTAATGTTGCTGAAATGTATCCAGCATATGTTCCATACAAAACTACAGTTCCATCTATTCTTATTCCTGGAAAAGGATTTCTGAATGAAACTGGAAAATTCTCAGACATGACCCTAGAATTTTGGATAAAAATTATTGATTTTTATAGTCAAGAAACCCCAATAAAAATTGTAGGTCCAATTGGATCAGAGGATGGATTATTTATAGACAAAAGATCATTTATATTAAAAATTGGAAATAGACAATGTTCTGGTTTTATAAAAGGTTTTAACAGACCAATGCTTATAGATATAACAGTTTCAGAAACAAGTGCATCATTAATTGTCAATGGCGAAATTGTTGCTAGCATGGCAATTAATATGTCCGATACTCAGTTGCCACAAGCATACAATGGCGATGCAGAACAAGATTGGCTTGCCTTTAATGCTCATGGATCTCACAGCATAAACATAGACTGTGTTGCAATTTATAACTATTGTGTTCCAGACATTGTAGCTAAAAAGAGATTTACTTATGGACAAGCAGTAGAACATCCACAATCAGTTTTAGCAAAGCATGGTGGTCAAACATATGCAATAGATGGATCATTTGCCAATTTTAAAAGAGGTGTCAAATACCCACAAACTAACCCTTGGCAATCTGGAACATTATCAAACCTTATTATATCTGACAATAAATTAAAATTGCCAGAATATTCTTTACCAGAATTTTACTCATTGAGTGCAGATGGACAGCAAGAGTCATTGAGTTGGGATTCTTTCTCAATTGTTCCATCAACCTTTGGCACATGGGGCCAGGATATAACACTTAATGCTATTGAGTTTTCATCGTCAGTTAATTACAAAAAACAATACATATCATTTAATGGGTTACCAATAAAATCATCAAAGCTTCACTCTTTTATGATTCAAATACAGAATGAATTATTAGATGGTGGTGATCCATTAGGTGACCAGGTATTATTTAAGTTGTTAGATAAGACCTCTCAAGATTACTTAATAGGAAAGATTCACGTTCAAAATGAAACTGACAATGAAATATATGCAGGAATTTATCTTAAGACATACTTTGTAAGGTCAAGTGTTTCTCAATACTCCTACTCTGATGAAGCACTAGATTCTGTCAATGGATATATATATAGCGAGTTTGATACTAATAGAGGATCGTATGGAGTCCACATTGGAACACCATTAACAAATGATCCATCTTCTCAATGTATTGGTATGGACATTTCATATATAAAAGAAAATAACCCAAATTCATTCTTGAACGGAAACTCCGATAACTGGATATTCTATATTGGTGGAGACGACTCAGAATCTGCACACTATATTGGAAGAATTGCAAAGGTTATGTTTGTTGATAACGATATAGCAGACTTTTTGCCTTCAATAAATCCAAACAATCAAGCAAGATTTGTTGATGGAAGATATACAGGAGATTGCACAGAATCTACAACATATTCTTTAGTTTTTAATGAAGTTGGTGGATACCAATATCCAGATATATCTTTGTGTGGATATTGGTCACAAAATATACCATTTTCAAGACTATGCTCCACTGTAAATGAAATTAAAACTTTAGATTTTGTGCAAATAAACACTTTTACAAATGAAAAGATATACACAGATAGTTCTTATCAAGTATTTGCATCAATAGATGATACTGCAACAAATGATATATCAGCCATATTCTCTCAATATTCTGTTGGAGTAGCCGATGGAGAAATTTTAGTATCTGAAAAATCTAACACAGATCCTGATTTTGAAAATCAATACGTAAACATAATAGTTTCTTTAAAAACAAAGGGAATCTTTACAGAAAACCCATTTGTTGAAAAGATTCAAATATCCTCAAGAATTAATGACGATGCACACTCAATTGGTTCTAAGTTTGGAATTTCTGCATATCCATTTGGTTCAGAATCTAAAAAAGTTTTATATTCAACATATATGGATTCAACTCCATATAACTATATGACTGGTGTTTCTGGAATATCTTTATTGGGACAGTTGCCATCAACCCATTTCGATGGATTGTGTGATTCTGGAATTAGAATTCCAATTAATTACAATAATTCAAATGATTTTTATATTCAATCGTTACAGTTCTACTACAAACCAATAAGATCAACAATAGAAGATTTCATGACTTTGGGGTTTGGATATGACTCTAATCTGGAATCATATTGGTATCCATTATTTGATGTCTATAGTCAAACATCATATATTCCTAATGGATATGCTGAAACAATACCAATGAACCATTTAAGGGTAAAAGCTTTGAGGGTATCAGATAGACTTGTAAAATTATTGTGTGTAAATATATCAGATGGAATAGAGACAGACATTACAGAGCATATTAAATTTACCATAAATGGACACAATATTGTTGGTGACATTAATATAGAAACTATAGAATGGTCTGTGATTGGAATTCTATTCCCAACACCATTAAACATGTCTGGTCAAGGATATAGCATTGATATTATTGGTCCTGGAGTATTCAACAATATTGTGTATTTAAAAATACCAAAAGATGACTTATTTAGTAGAATTGTTGCTAATACTTGGCAACAGGTCCTAACAGATCACACATGGAACAACATATTATCATTAAATACAAACTGGCAAGACGCATATCTTGATCAGGTTCCTGCAATATATACAGTAACTCCAGACTATCTATATAACTTATATCAGGGAACAAACAGAATTATAGTTGCATCAAGTCCACAAAAATCTGATATTGCTATCAGATATTCTTCTTCATCACTATACAAAAATGTTTTGTGGTTGTCTGAAAATATTAAACCTGTATAATGTGGTATACTTGTGGTTATGAAACAACCACAAATGAGATTTCCTGGTCAAGTAGGCAAGACCAAGGTCCAAGTTATAAATGAATCGTTTACCAATGCAGGTATTTATGTATGGAAGTTACCTACAGGAAAATACTTTACAGATGGTGAAGGTAATGCCCTTAGCATCGAATCAATGAAGGGTGACCAAGCAAAGATTACAGAATTAACCCAAGCAGCAGCTTATTATGGTCAGGCTGAAGGGTCAGCAGAGTTTTTCCCAGGAGTAAGAAAGATTACAGATGAAGAATACTCAGAGCAAGTAGACAGAATGGCACAAGGACTCATTCCATCAGAGAATGACCTAGGTGCACTGATTGCAGCCAAGAAGACTCTAGACACATATGGAGCAGGTGCATTTGATGAGTAATGAAATTACAAAGATAGCAATTCCAATTAAGTGGGATAACGAGATTGAGGTGGAAAATCCTTTTAAGGATTCTGATCCATTTAAAAAGAACTGGGATGAAATAAAAGACTATAACGGTCTTGACATAAACTTTAAGCGTAGGACTGCAAGAAACCTTTCTAAAGTTCAAGCAACAGGTCAGTATATGGATTCAGCACTTGCTGTTCAGTCTGGATCAGGGGCACAGTCAAAAGCAATCAATCCAGGTATGGTATATAGAAATGCCTATGGTCTGTTTGACGTAATTACCCCACCATATGACCTATATGAATTAGCAAACTATTACGACACCTCATTTGCTAATCACGCAGCTATTGATGCCAAGGTAGAAAATATTGTTGGTCTTGGATACGACTTTGTTATTTCAGATAAAACAATGATGAAGTTAGAAGCACAGAAAGATGCAGAAGCAGTTTCTCGTGCAAGAAACAGAATTGAAAGACTCAAGGTTCAATTACGTGATTGGCTTGAGGGATTAAATCAAGATGAAAGCTTTACTCTTGTTATGGAAAAGGTGATCACTGATCTCCATGCAACTGGTAATGGATTTATAGAAATCGGTAGAACTGTAACTGGAGAAATTGGATATGTAGGACATATTCCAGCAACGACTATTCGTGTTCGTAGACTTCACGATGGATTTGTTCAGGTAATTGGTAATAAGGTTGTTTACTTCCGTAATTTCGGGGCATCTAATAATAATCCAATTACAGATGATAAGCGTCCTAATGAGATTATTCACCTAAAGGAATACTCTCCACTAAACACTTTTTATGGTGTGCCAGATGTTATTGCTGCTATGCCATCACTCCTAGGTGATTCGCTTGCATCACAGTATAACATTGACTACTTCCAAAATAAGGCAGTTCCTCGTTATATTGTTACTCTAAAGGGTGCACAACTATCTGCTGAATCAGAGGATAAGCTATTCCGATTCCTGCAGACTGGACTTAAAGGACAGAGCCACAGAACTCTATATATTCCTCTCCCAGGAGACTCTGAAACCAATAAGGTTGAGTTCAAGATGGAGCCAATTGAAAATGGTGTTCAAGAGGGATCGTTCTCTGTTTACCGTAAGCAAAATCGTGACGATATCCTAGTAGCTCACCAAGTTCCATTATCAAAGCTTGGTGGAGGAGATTCTGGAGCTATTGCAGCATCTCTTGCTCAAGATCGAACCTTTAAAGAGCAGGTAGCAAGACCAGCACAACGCAACATTGAGAAAGTTCTAAATAAGATTATTCGTGAAAAGACAGATATCCTAGAACTCAAGTTCAACGAGCTTACTCTTACAGATGAACTTGCTCAATCGCAGATTCTTACTAACTATGTTAAGAACCAGATTATGGTTCCTAATGAAGCTCGTGAGGTTCTAAACCTTCCAGAACGTGAAGATGGAGATAAAATTGTTCTGCCAACAGCACGTCAGTCTGCAGATGCAAATGCAAACAACAGACAAAATAGAACTCGTGATGCCCAGCGTCAACAGGCTCAAGCAGACAATACTGCAACTACTTCTGGTAGAAATCCAAAAGGAGAAGGTAGATCCTCAGAATAGTGTATAATGTTATTGTAACAATTATATAAAAAGGGTCTATAATATAGTAGTATGACTATTCAAAAAGCACATTGGGATACAGAGGGTGAAAATGTTCGCCTATCTATGCCGTTCAGCAAAGTAGATGCAGAACGTAGAATCGTTTCTGGTTTTGCTACGCTTGATAACATTGACAAGCAAGCAGACATCGTAACCACAGAAGCAAGCTTAAAAGCTTTTGCAAAGTTCCGTGGCAACATTCGTGAAATGCACAAAGATATTGCAGTGGGCAAAATGGTTTCATTTAAAGAAGATAAATATTTTGACCCAGAAACAAAGAAATTCTATTCAGGAGTTTATGTATCAGCATACGTTTCTAAGGGTGCACAGGATTGCTGGGAGAAGGTTCTAGATGGAACTTACTCAGGTTTTTCTATTGGCGGTAGAATGAACGACTACGAGAATGCATATGATGAAAAGGTGGATGCTTCTGTTCGTATTATTAAGGATTATGATTTGGTAGAACTTTCACTAGTTGATAACCCTGCAAATCAATTTGCAAACATTCTTGCAATTCAAAAAGTAGATGGTGTAGACACTGTTACTGGCACATCAGCTGATGTTGCTATTGAGAATGTATTCTGGGACAAGGACAATGGAATTATTACTCTTTCTGAAGAAGAAGTAGCAGTAAGTCCAGTATCAGGCAACCCAATGCAAAACATAGGTTTCGTTGAAAAAGATGACAGCGAAAAAACAGATATGATCAAATTCTTGGTGGATAGTGCTAAAGGCATTGCAATTACCAAGAACCAACAGGAGGATAATATGACAGACAACGAAATTGTTAATGCTCCAGCTGCAGATGCTGCAGATGAAGTTGTTGTTGCAGATGTCGCTCCAGAGGCAGATGCCGAAGTTGCAGCTCCAGCCGTAGAGGCTGAAGAGGTTGCAAAGGCAGATACTAAGCCAGCTGATGAAGAGGTAGCAGAGGGCGAAGAGGATGCAACCGAATCTTCACAAGATGAAGAGAAGGAAAAGGTGTCCAAGTCAGACGAGGCTATTGCCGATCTGAAGAACAGTATTGCATCGGCCTTTAGCGATATTCTTGAAGTAGTTAAGGCACAGGCTGCCGAAATTGCTGAACTTAAAAAGTCTGTAGGCCACGTGTCAGCACAAATTGCTGATGCAGAGTCAGACTTTGGAAATCTTGGAAAGCGTATTGACGCAGTAGAAGCAGATACCGCTTTCCGCAAATCTGGCGATCTGGGCGAGATCGTTCAGGAACCAGCAATGGTTGAAAAATCAATATGGGGCGGAAGTTTCCTCAAATCATCCGATCTATTTAGATAAAAAAACAAAAATTCATGGAGGTGAAAGATATGTCGGAAGAAATTCTAAAGAATAATCCAGGTGCAACCTACCCAAACTCAGAGGGTGGTTTCGCAGCTGGTGGTATTGGTGGTGTAACTGATCCAGGCTTTGCTTACCTAGGTAACACAGCTGACGCTAACTTTGGTCTTACAAGCGGTCCTAACGCTGTAAATCCATCGAACACTGCCAACCCTAATTACCCAGGTGCTGGTATCCTGCGTCCAGAGCAAGCAAAACGTTTTATTGACTATGTTTGGGATGCAACCACACTTGCAAATGACGGTCGCCGTGTAACTATGAGAGCTAACACAATGGAGCTTGAGAAGGTTAACGTTGGTGAGCGTGTAGTTCGTGCAGCTAATCAGGGAGATGCAAGCTTCACAAATGCTGGAGCGACATTCTCAAAGGTGGAGCTTACTACTAAGAAGCTACGTCTTGACTGGGAAGTCTCAGCTGAGGCCCTAGAGGACAATATCGAAGGAGGTGCTCTTGAGGACCACTTGGTTCGCTTGATGACCACCGCTTTCGGTAATGACATCGAAGACCTAGCTATCAATGGTGACACTGCACAGTCAGGAGACGCATTCCTTGGTATTATGAACGGTTTCGTTCAGCACACCAAGAATGACGACTTCGCACACCAGGCAGTTGTTTCAAATGGTGCTGATTGGACCACTGAGGATCTACAGAAGCTAATCTTGGCTATGCCAAGACGCTACCGTGCTCTGCAGTCAGGTCTTAAGTTCTATGCTGGAACTGACACCTTTGCAAATATCGTTAAGAACAACGGAACCTCGTTCAACGCCATCGGTTCAACCGAAGGTGCACGTGGTGACTACTTCGCAGGTCTAGACCAGACCTTCGGTGGAGCACGTCAAACTCGTGTTCTAGGTGTTCCTGTTCTTGAGGTCCCTTACTACCCAGCAGACTATGTAGACCTTACATTCCCTGCTAACCGTATTTGGGGATTCCAGCGTGACATCACCGTCAACCGCTTCTACGTTCCAAAGAAGGACACAATTGAATACACCGTATTCGTCCGCTTCGGAATTAACTGGGAAGAGCAAGACGCTGTTGCATTCGCAACCAAGGGCTAATACCCATTTTATAACTGAATATAGAAATGGAGGGGCAGGAGAAATCCTGCCTCTCTTTTCTTTTAATTAATGATATAATTAAAATATTGAAAAGGAGATGATTTTATGTCAGAAACTGAAAAGGTAGACGTAGCAGAGAATGCTGTAGTCGAAACTCCTGCAGAAGAGAAGGTAGAAGCAGTTGAAGCTGCACCAACTCCAGCAGTAGAAGAAGTTAAAGAAGTTCCAGCACCAGCTGCAGAAGAAACCGAAGGCAAAGGTCTTGGGGTAGTTAAGGGTGGAGCTATCGGTAGCACTGTTGTAAAGGGTAAGAAGAAGCAAGAGGTTGTGGCACCTGCTGCACCAGCAAAAGATGAAACTGTTGCTCTTTACTCAAAAAAGAATTACCACTGGGCAGAAAATGGTGGAGCCCTAAAGAGTGGCTATAACATTGTAGATAAGGCAAAGGCTGATAAGTGGCTTACACTTGCTGGTGTTAGAGTTGCTACTCCAGAAGAAATAGCTAACGCTTTTGGAGCAGGTAAGTAATCATGGAAGACCAGATTATTGAGCCAGAGGCTGTAGTCGAAGAGCCAGTAGTTATTCCTGAAGTTGTCAATGAACCTGTAATAGAAGAGTCAGTTAAGGAAGAAAAGCCAAAAAAGAAATCAGAAAGCTATGTTGAGGTATTTGCACTCAAAGGAGTGTCTCAAAAAGGCCTTCCAGACATCAAGCCTGGAATTAATAGATTAACAAAGAGTGAAGCAGATGCCTGGCTGGCACTGAAATCTTATATCACTCTTTATGAGGGAGACAAGTAATACATGGAAATTTTGAGAGTTCCACCATATCCAATTACAACTACATGGGATGTGCCATTGGCAAATCACACGTATTTTATTTATATTGAGGACGTAGTGGATCACTCAGTTGAAACATCTACTGTAACTTCTACAGAAGATGCCCAAGTATTATATATTTTGCCAAGAACAAAAGTCCAATTTGACCGTGACTTTGTTATTAAGATCTACGATACTAACCTACTTGGCGAGGTTGTCGTAGAATCAAATTTAACAGTTTATAGACCATATGTAGATCCAAATATGCTTGGAACAACTGCTTCAGAAATTGCAGAATACAAGAGATTAGAAATTATCGCTCGTGCAATCATTGATGCCTATCTAGGGAATGATTCAGCAACAGGTGAAGGATTCTATAACCACAAACTTGTAGTTCAAACTACAGGTCAGGGAACAGACTATATCCCAATGTGGCACAACCCTAAGAAAATTTTGAAGGTATATGAGAACAACGTTCTTGTCTATGACCCAGAAACACCAGATTCAAATGCATATACATATGTAATTACTCCAGATAACTCTGCAATCATGAGATTACAGACTGGAGAATATAACAGACTAGAGCAGCTACCTCCACGTCTTCCTATAGGAGTCGGAGACCTAGGGTTCTTTGGAAAAGTTGGTGCAGCCTTCCCACAAGGGGCAGACTATACATTCATTCTTGATGTTGGTTATAAAGCAGTTCCACCAGATGTTGAGCAAGCTGCTATTATGCTTATCAAAGATCTTCAGAATGATAATAACAGCTATTACCGAAACTTTATCCAGCAATACAGCACAGATCAATTTGACCTAAAATTTGCACCACAATTCCTAGCAGGAACTGGAAACAATATTGTAGACAAGATTCTTGACAACTATAAGGGAAATGTTATTAAAGCAGGAGTAATTTAATATGGCTGTAGTAGAGCAAACAGATTTTATCTATCCACTTCTTGCAGACGTATATTTTCCAATAATTGAGCAAAGTGCTTATGGAAATGTTAAAAAGCGTTGGGTATTAGATAGAACGATTGCTTGTGCTTTCAATCCAGCAGGTCGTAAATTTAAAGAAGACATGCAGGTAAATGATGCTCTAATCAATATGGATAACTCAATGGTTGGAAGAATTAAGACAGATATTCTTACGCTGACTCGTGAAAACCAGGTATCCATGAATAATATCCTAATCACCAATATTAGAGATACTAAAGGAAACATAATTTTTAATGAATCTGCTGGAGTTAGAGCAGGGAAAGCAACCCTATTTGAGGTGGCAACATATAACCCAATTGTTGGACCATTTGGAACAACAGAATATTATAAGGTTGTTGTTAGACGCTCAGAGAATCAGGGTGCTGATGTATGATTACAGCTACCGTAGATATACTTTCTCTAGAAAAAGATTTTGCTAGTATTATAGGATACTCTGAAGGATTTTTAAAAGGCGTAGAATCTGGCAAAGGCAATTTCTTGAAAAATTTGGGATCTACTATGCTAGAAATTGCATATGAATTTATAGATTCAAATGCTAAAGTTGATCCTTCAAAACTTCACCATGTTTATGAATGGTATAAAACTGGTAGTCCAGCTGCAAGATTATATGACATTTCTTTTATATCAGATGAAGTAAAAATATCTTTTAAGTCAACTTTTAAAAGATCTCAGTCAATGCAAGATGGATCAAATATTCCGTTTTGGAATAAGGCAGAGGTTATGGAAACAGGTGCACCAGTTACAGTAAAACCAAGAGGTCAAAATCCATTAGTTTTTCAGGATGGTGGAGATACTATTTTTACGAAAGCTCCAGTAACTATAGAAAATCCTGGAGGCATAGATGTCCAGGGTTCATATAAAGAAGTGTTTAACTTATTCTTTGACAAGTATTTAACACAATCATTTTTAAGATCTAGTGGTATCATTAATTATATAGAATATCCAAAAGATTTCAAAACTGGATTAGCTATGGCAAAATCTGGAGGAAGTTCCAAAGGATTTGATACAGGCTATAAGTGGATATCTAAGGCAGGAACCCTATGACAGAATTAAATTATGCTCCAATATTTATTAACCAATACTTGGCTGAAAAAATACCAGCAGAGATTCCAAACCGATTCTCTGGAAGTTTATTATTCTTTCCAGTATCTCCAACAGACATTAATGCTTTAACCGAAACTTTCCCAGAGGCTGCTAATAACGTATTTGCGGTATATGACAGAATGTTTAGAATGCGTCACAGAGCATTCCCTCATACAAAATCAGAACAACTACTATACTATTTCTACAAAATGGCAGGGGATCCAGAAGCACTTATTGAAACTACACAGGTTATATACGATCTTCTTGATAGAGAAGACGAATCTGCAGAAGAAATAAATGCATGGATTCAGAGCAAACTAGTAAATGGTGTCCTTACAATTGACGGTAAAACATTTAAGCCAGTAAAGTTTCACAGATTTAAAGTGTATCAATTACAAGAAACAAGAGATATTGTTAATTTTGCAACAGCTAGAACGTATGCTGGAAACAAGATTATCGTAGATTACGACTATCATCAGCTATAATAAAAGGCTGTTATACTTAGTAGTGAGGAAACACGCCCACTATTTCTATAGAAAAAAGAGGTGAAAACTATGGCATTTACAAACAGTTACAATCGTGGTGACGCTAAGAACATCGTTGTAGGTGCAGCTGCATTGTTTATCAATGACACTGCAGAGGCAGCACTACCAGCAATCACTACTGATGGAGAAGGTCTATCTTACAAGGAGCAACTTTCTAACACAACAGGATGGACCAGCGTAGGTTATACTACTAACGGTCTTGAGCTGACCTTCCAGCCTGACTTCGGTGAGGTTAAGGTAGACCAGATGCTTGACGTTGCAAAGCTTTACAAGCAGGGAATGAAGGTAGAACTAAAGACTACTTTCGCAGAGGCAACTCTAACCAACCTTCTTGTAGCTACAGCAGCAACAAGCACCACCCTAGGTAGCGATCTTGGTGGAGACAGCATGGACATGCTTGCAGGTGAACTTGGAGCTTATCCAATCGAACGTTCCCTAATTGCAGTTGGTGCTGGACCACAGCCAGCTACTGGAACTACCGAGCGTATCTACAAGGCAAACCGTGTTCTGTCAATCCAGAACGTTACAGTTGCTGCAAAGCGTGATACTGCTACTGAATTTGAGGTTACTTTCCGTCTACTTCCAGACTCAACTGGATCATACGGTAAGATTATCGACCGCACATTCCCATAATAGGTAAAACCTAAAAGATAGCCGTCTAGCTAATAACTAGGCGGTTATTTTTTTGCTAGAATAGATAAATGGCTAATAAAGTATATCAAAGTGAAACTCTGCAACTAATAGATGGCAGTTCTATTTATGCAATACCATTAAAAATAAAGTATCTTAGAGAGTTTATGGATTATTTTAAAAATGTAAAGAATGCTAAAGATGATGAAGATGCTATGGATAGATTGATTAAGTGTGTTGCAATAGCTATGAGACAGTATGACCCACAAAGAGCAACGGTAGCAGACGTAGAAGACCTATTTGACATACATCTAATGTATAAGATACTAGATATATCAGCAGATATTAAGATTAATGACAATTCAGAGAAAACAGTTCAAGAAAATATCAAAGAAGCCAAAGGTGATAGTTGGGATACCCTGGATATAGTTAAGTTAGAATCAGAGTTATTTTTGCTTGGTATATGGAAAGACTATGAAGAGCTTGAAGAGTCATTATCAATAGCAGAATTACTAGCAACATTAAAAGCAAAAAGAGATGTTGAGTATGTAGAAAGAAAATTTTTAGCTGCAATTCAAGGAATCAATCTTGACGAACAGCTTGGTCAAGGAGAAGAAGACCCTTGGGAAAGAGTCAAGGCAAATGCTGCAGCTATTGTTAGCGGTAAAGATCCAGCATCAGTTAAGGTTGACCCTAATGACATTACATCTGTATCTGGAGTTGTGGCAAAACAAGCTGGGTTTGGAATCGGCATGGGCCTTGAATATGAATCCATATAAAACTAATCTATGTTATAATTAAATAACCTACAAAAGGAGAATAATGGCTATTACAGTTAATGAACCAACAGCTATTGCATTGTTAGATGGAACAGTGATAAATGCACGTCCACTAAAACTATCTCTTCTTCGTGAATTCTCAAAGGCATTTGCCAAGATTTCTGAAGTAGCGGATGATGAAGATAAGTCAATTGATCTTCTTCTAGAGTGTGTAAAGGTTGCATTAAAGCAATATGCACCAGAACTTCTAGAAGATACGGTTGACTTGGAAGAGATCTTGGATATCAAGATTGTCTACCAAATTATTGAAGAAGCATCTGGGTCTAACATAGCCCAGGGCATTTTCTAAAAAATAAAATTAAAAGAGGTGTTATAGATGGCTGAGGACATTCAGTCCAATATACGGATAAATGTTGATACCGCTGCAGCATTAGCGAATATCAAAAATTTACAAGGAAGTCTATCAGCCTTCTATAGCCAAATGGCAAAGTCGGGTGCAGCAGCCAATGCTGTTGCGTCTGGCTTGCAACAAAACTTTATAAACTCTGTAAACATGTCTGGCAAGTTTGCTGCCAGCATTGAAACAATTAAGAGCTCTACAGAGTCATTTAATACTGCTCTTGAAAAGAACAAATTCTCTCTTGGAGAATATTTTAAATATGGCGTAGCTGCATCTAAATCATTTGGAAAAGTATTCAAAACAGAATATGAAACAGTCAACAAAGTAGCTATTGAAAGAGTAAAAGATCTACAGACTCAATATGTAAAAATGGGTCGTGACGCAAATGGTGCGTTAAGATCTATTGCAATAAGACCACTAGCACTTGACCTACAAGATCTGGGAACAAAAACTCAGATTGCTGCTCAACGCCAACAAATTTTGAATCAGTTATTAAAGCAAGGTTCTACCAATCTTCTAAACTGGGGTAAAAATACTCAGTGGGCTGGTCGCCAGCTTATGGTTGGTTTCTCTATTCCAATTGGAATGGCTGGAGCTGCTGCTGCTAAAGCTTATCAACAAATTGAAGAAGGATCAATTAAGATCAGACGTGTTTATGGAGACATGAACACTACAGCTCAGGAAACTGATGCAATGGTTAAAAAGATTCAAAATCTTGCTGCAGCATACACTCAATATGGAGTAGCTGTATCTGACACAATGACTATGGCTGCTAATGCTGCTGCTATGGGTAAGACTGGTGCAGACCTTCTTGCACAAATTGATCAAGCCACAAAACTTTCTGTTCTTGGTGGGGTAGATCAGCAACAAGCATTAGATACAACCATATCACTAACTAATGCATTTGGTATATCAACATCACAACTTGCAGACAAGATCAATTATCTAAACTCTGTAGAAAACCAGACAGTCCTATCCATTGAAGACATGACTACGGCTATTCCAAAAGCTGCTCCTATTGTAAAACAGCTTGGTGGAAACGTAGAAGACCTAGCCTTCATGCTTACAGCAATGAAGGAAGGTGGAGTCAATGCATCAGAAGGTGCTAACGCAATTAAGTCTGGTATGGCATCTCTTATCAATCCAACAAAGAAAGCCTCAGATTTCCTTAAAGGATTCGGCATTGATGTAAATGGTATTGTTCAAAAAGACAAGGGAAACCTTAAGCAAACAGTTGTTGATTTTGCAAAATCGTTAGATACACTTGACCCACTTAACCGTGCTAAAGCAATTGAGATGATGTTTGGAAAGTTCCAATTCTCTCGTATGTCTACAATGCTTCAGAACATTACTAAAGATGGTAGCCAAGCATCTAAGGCATTAGAATTAGCAAATATGTCAGCAATTCAACGTGCTGCAATGTCTCGTAAAGAGTTGGACAAGATTCAGTCTTCTCCAATGTATAAGTTCCAAAAAGCCCTAGCTGATTTCCAACTTAAACTTGCTCCTGTTGGAGAAGCATTCCTCAAAGCCATTACTCCAGTTGTAGAAACAATTGGTAAAGCATTAGACTGGTTCAATAAACTTGGTGAAGGCACAAAGGGCATGATCGTTAAAACAATTGGTATTGTAGGCGGACTTGCTCCAATCATCCTTATGACTGTTGGTCTAGTTGGAAACGGTATTGCCAATATTCTAAAATTCTTATCATGGATTAAGGCAGCATTTAATAAGGCTACAACAGCATCTCAGATTCTTGGAGAAACAACAGACTACATGACACAAGAGCAGCTAAAGGCTGCATCTGTTGCTGCATCACTTGATCAAATTCACTCAAAACTTCGTCAAACATTTACTTCTGAAGCGGAAGCTGTAACGCTATACACTAATGCTCTAAAAGCTGCCAATGCAGCAGCTGGACAATTTGTTGGCCCTACTATGTCCTTTAGAGGTGGTGCAAAGAAACTTGCTACAGGAGGTATGGTTGTAGGTCCTGGAGGCCCTACAGATGATGCTATTCCTGCTAACTTGTCAAATGGTGAAGCAGTTATTGACGCAGCAACAGTAAAGAAAAATCCAAACATTATTAGTGCTCTTTTCCAGGGTAGAAAAATTAATATTCCAGGATATGCAAAAAACAACTCGTCACAGTTTGCTCACGTAAATGAGAATGTAGTTGTAACTACAGCAAAAGATGTTCTAGACAGAATTTTGGAAGCTGAGAAAGCTGGAAAAACTGTTTCTATTAAGCTAAAACAGCTTATGGAAGACATTGTTACCGACATTGGTCCAGGTTTTAAAGTAAGAGCTTATCACGGACTTGGGTTCGACCAAGATGCAAAGCTAAACAATTCCATGAAGGGAGATGCTCCTGTATCTACAGATGCATTTATTCAAGACTTCAAGGATCGTGGAGCAGCAAAATGGAATAAGTCGATATCTATGGGTGGAGGAAACCTAAAGGACAAAGAACTCCAGCAGCACCTGGCAGCATATGATGCTGAGATTACAAAAGGATTAGAAGCATTTAGAAAATTGTCTGGAGGAGCAACAATAACCTCAACTCAGTTTTCTGAAATAGAAGCTGCAGCAAGACAAACAGTTCCAGAATTCTCTCAACTAAGACAAGCATTGGATACAGCAGAAGCTGGATTATACGAAGTTCGTGCAAACTTAAGCCAATCTGTTCTAGAAAAAGCTGGAATTAGGCTAGAGCAGGTTCCAAGCTCTAAGGGCGATGGAACAATGTCAGAAAAGAAAGTTGGGGCATTCTCTAGTGGAAGATATGTAAGAGCATCTGGAAACAGAGTAATGTCATCTAGCAAAGATTTGTTCGGTGGAATAGAGTTAGCGGAACTTGAAAATTCAGGAACTGAAGTAGTAAAAGAAGTAAAAAAGAAAGTAGTCGATGGCGTAAAGAAATCAACTCGTCAAGCATCTCCTTCAAAAGATGCATATGATGCAGGAGAGAATATTGGTAAGGGAGCCATAAATGCCCTGAAAGATGAAGAGCCAAAGGCAAAGGCAGCAGGAGAAAAGCTTGCAAAATCTATAACTTCTGGCGTATCTCAGTCTAGAGGAGCAGCAGGAAGAGCAACGGCAGCTGCATATTCTAGAGACCCAGAATTAAGAAATCTATCTATTAGACGTAAGAACGCACAAATGATGGGTGCAGATACTGCAGCTATTGATCAAGAAATTAAGGCTCGTAGAGCTGTTGTAGCATCTTCTGTAAAAGAACGCCTAGCAAAAGAAAGACTTGCCACAGTAGAAGTTCAAGAAGCCAAAGCAGCAGTCCAATCTGGAATTGCTAAAAAGATGACAACTGTTGGAGAAGGAATCGCAAAGCTTGATGGAAAGTTTACTAAGTTTAGTTCTGGACTTACAACTGCTGCATTTGCATTGTCAATGCTTCCAGGACCAATAGGACAAATTGCACAGGTGATTACCCCTGTATTAGGAGTTGTTAGCTTACTAGGCAGCGGTCTTGAGCTGTTGACCAAGAAACAAGCAGCCTATGCAGCATTTACAGAACTTAAAGCTCTTAGAGAAAAAGGTGTCATGGCAGAAACTGAAATGGCTAGAGCTGTAGAACTTGAACTTATTGTTAATGAAAATAGAGCTAGAGGAATTGAAATTGCAGAAACTGGAGTTCTAGCTTTTATGATGGGACTTTTGGAAGCTCCTCTGTGGCCTGTAATCGCTGCTATTGCAGCTCTTGCAGCAGCCTTTGCAATTGGTGTAGGAATCTTTAATGCAATTAACGATGCTAACAAGAAGGCATTGGAGCAAGCTAGAAGACCTATCAAAGTGCAACAAGATACAAAGAATGCAATGGGAGCATTTGGGTCTCTAACAGGTTCAGACCTAAGTATTCCTACAATTGCTTCTGTATCTGCTAGAAATCTTAGTAAGAATGGTAAGCAAGCAAATGATATTCAAACTCTTCTTAGTAGTGATGATTTTAAGAATAAAGATAGCAAGATTGCTCCTGTGATATCAGACCTAAAGAAGATGGGGTCAAAGTCAGCAAAATCATATCTTACTGGTTTAGCACAAGATTTCCTAGCTGGTGGTATGGATAAGTCTGCAGTAGACAGTATGATTAAAGCTCTTCAAATTGCAGCAGGAAAAGAATCTCTAAAGCTTACCTTTGCAGATATAGACGTAACCACAAAAAAGGGAAGAGCAGATCTAGCCAAAAAAGTGGCACAAGATGTTACTGCTTCTGGAAACGCCGAACTTGCTAAATGGCAACGAGGTAAAAGAGTAGATGCATTTGTTGGTTCAGACCTTGGCAAGGCTAAGAATCTAACTGACCAGCAAAGAGCAGATTTAGAATTCTTTAAGAATGCAGACTTTAATAGTTTTGTAGGAAAAGCCAATGCAGCAAAAGCTTCATCAAATAACTTCAAGCAAGGCATTGCTGACCTAGCAGCACAATTCGGCAAGGGCATTATTAACTCAAAGCAATTTGGAGCATCAATTGGAGAAATTGCTGCCAACATAAGTAAATCAGCTCAAGGAAAAGCAAATCTATTAAATACTATTGGTTCTCTTGGAGGCCCAACTGCAAGAACTGCAGCTGCAGGACTAAGAAATGTTAATGACCAGCTAATGCTTCTGACAATACTTCAGGCAGATCCTACAAAGGGTCAGAACATTGTTTCTGGTCTTATGTCAAACAATGCTGGAAAAATTGCACAAGCTAAAAAAGATTTGAAAGCTTATGGAGATATCTTTAAGATATTTAAACAGACATATACAACTCCAGATACAAGCAATAATAGTTCAGGAGCCAACAAGGTAGATGTCAAGGCTCCACTTAAAGATATGAGAGCAGCAGCTGCTGCAGCAGTATTAGGAAAACAACTTATTAGAAATAAGGACATTACAGCAGGTATGCAAGAAATTATTGCTGGAATGGATAAAAAGACTAGAGACTATTACGGATATATCAATAAGAATGGAGTATTTACCCTTAAGGCTGCAGGAAAAGCCCTTAAAGAAGCATATGATAAAAAGGTTATCCAGGAAGCTCTTAATTCTGTATCAACAAACGTAAAAAACTTTAGAGCACAGATAGGACTTCAGACCAGCCTGAAGAGTCTTGGCTTTAGCATTGCAGATGCTGCAAAACTTTCTGCAGATTCTATGTGGCAAGAAGCATGGGCATCAGCAAATACCAAAAAGAAGAGAGATGCAATTCTTGCTGCAATGAGACAGCAGATATCTCTTCAAGGAGAAATTGATGCTAATCAAAAGTTAATCGATGATGCAGCACAAGCAGCCAGCGATGCAGCAGCCGAAGCAGCAAAGTCAACCGAAGAAAAGGCTATGGATGCTGCCCAGGCAAGACTTGACTCTGCAAATGCAGAACTATCTGCAGCTGAAGCTAAGTTTGGCATGGAAGCAAAGCAGAACAAGCTTGCTATGGATAACCAGGCACTAGAAGAAATATCTAGAAAAGAAGATGCCATCAATAAGACCTATGACGAAAGAACTAAGGCACTTGATGAAATTCAAAAAGCACAAGAAGCGATTTCTCAGGCACAGCAAGACCAACTTGACGTAGCATCAGCAATTACCACTGGTGACATGGCAGCAGCAGCTAGAGCAGTTCAACAAGCTAGAAAGAATTCTGCTGATCGTGCAATGCAAGATCAAAAAGATGCCCTTGATACTGCACACCAACGTGAACTTGATTCAATAATGGTATCGGTAAATGGAACCATGATGACACGTAAACAAATTGAAGCAGATATTCTGGCAATAGAGCAAAGCATTTATAACTTTGAAAGCTCTCAAGCAATTCTTGCAATTAAGGCAAACATTGCTGCAAGAACTGATGAATACAATGCAGCTAAGGCTGTTTATGATATGGTCGCAGCTACAAAGGCATTAGGATCTGTAACACCTATACCTGCACCTGCACCAGATACTTCATTAGATAGATCAGAAAAGGCAAGATTTGCACTTATTCATCTTCAAAGTAGCGGTGCCGATGCGTTATCGGATGAAGAGAGAGCGTTACTTGGAATGGCTCCAAAGTCTGCAACATCTTCATCATCTACAATAAGCACTACAACAAAACCACTAGTTCAGGCTCCTGCAGGACTTCAGTTCCTGCCAAAAGACGAATTGGCAAAAATGGGATATTATGCCAATGGTGGTTTTATTGCCAGAGGGTCCGATACAGTTCCTGCCATGCTAACTCCAGGAGAGTTTATTATGAGCAGATCGTCTGTAAAGAAGTATGGCTCTGGATTGATGGATAGTATTAACGCTGGAAACTTTGAAATGCCTTCATACTCTGCAACTCCACAAATTTCGCAGGTATCTCCAGTAAACAATAACATTTCCTCAAACGTTGACAACAGTTCAGTGTATAATAATAGCTATAGTGTTAATATTCACACTACTGGCTCACAGGATACAGACTCAATTGCTAGAGCAGTAATTGGAAAGATCCGTGAATACGATAGCCAGCGTGTAAGAGGAGTTAGAGTTTAGTGTCAACAAAAGACTACATCATAGGAAGACAAAAATTTGTTAATGAGGTAAGCGGTGTTCTTCGTGGTCGCCCAGCAGCATTACTATTTTCAAATAATCAGGGAACCATTAGCAATGGATATTTTGTTCCAGATGGAAATGAGTTTGAGGATTTTATAATTCTATCAGACCATAATAGAGATCCTCTTCAAATGAAAGCTATTCGTATTGAGCAAAGAAAAAGAACAATAAATGGTAGAATGCGTTCTTACCATATTGCAGACAAACTTTCGATGTCAGTTTCATGGAATATGATTCCATCAAGATCATTTAATAGTGCACCAACATTTAATACATCTGGAGCATTAAGTGGAACAGACGAGGTAACCGTAGACGGTGGTGCTGGAGGCGTAGAGCTTCTAGATTGGTATGAAAACCACTATGGTTCATTCTATGTTTATTTAGCCTATGATAAGTATAACGAGTTTAACCCAAACTCTGAAAACCAATATGGACATCTTCACGAATACAACCAGGTATTAGAAATGTTTATATCAGATTTTTCCTATTCAATAGTTAAGCGTGGAAGTAATGAGCACGACCTGTGGAATATTTCTCTTACTTTGGAAGAGGCATAATGTATACAGACTCAGCATTAAAAAATCATCTAGAAACAAGTTCAGCAATAAAAAGCCAAGCTTTAATTTTAATGGAATGGAATCTAAATGATGCAACAAACATTTCAAAAATTGGAAACTACAAATATAGAAAAACAGACCCACAATATGTAACACCATATGGACAGTTCGATGCTAATGATACTGGAAGATATTACGATAATGGAACTAATGCAGATGCCGTAATTTCTGGAGGTATTGATGGGAATAGCGAATCTGTATTCTTTACCAAAAAGAAAATAAAAGAACAACTATACTACTCTCTTGAAGATTGTTTTGGAAGATTCAGACCACGTTCTGGAATTAATAAATTAAGATATTTGGATAAGTCTAGTCAAATTCTTCAAGTTGGACAAACTATGTCTGGCAATACATCGATCATTGAGAAACGACCAAGATACTATGCATCTGATAAAGACGACATCTTTAAGTATTGGACATCATATAAAACTGAATGGGACACAACAGAAAAGGTTTTGGCTACTAGAGGATATTCTTCTAATACGGCATCAATATCTGGAGGATACCCAATAGAAGATGTTGCACCATTCATTGTATATAAAAATTCAATTGCTGCAAATAAAATAGTAATTAAGATGCAAACTAATGTTGGAACTATCAACCTAGGTTCATTAAAAACATCTTCTAATAAAACAATCAATGATCCATTTTATGGAGATGCCAATAAAACAGTTCCAAAAAAATGGAAATTGCAAAAACTCCAAGGAACTGATTGGGTGGACATCGTTGACTATTCTAACATGCCAGCAACAATTGCAGAAGATGGCTATGTAGAATTTTCTTATGGACTACAAGTTCCTGACCAATACAAAGACATATTTGTTTTTGCAGGAGAGCTATCTTCTACATCTGCATTGCCACAAACATCATTTTTGGGTTATACATACTTAATTAAAAATAGCAATACAGATATTGGAACTTTCTACATTTGGACTGATGAAGATTACAATAACCCATATAAATCATTTAGCCCAAATTATTCATGGCTTCCAAGTGAGCAAGCAATAAATAGCCAAACCATTTATCTTACAGATCCAATTAAAACCAACACTTCCTATGTTCAATCTGGAATTACAAAGTATAGACAGTTTGACTATTTGAACGGAATTAGAATTGTTGTAGATGAAATGAATGCTCCAGGATCCAGTTTTGACCTTATTGAACTATCTCCTAGATTGTTTATGAATATATCAGATAGAGTTCAGTCATATGACATTACAAAGCCAGCATCAGACCTATCTGGAGCAGGACTTCCAGTTTCAAAAATGTTAGCAGGAACAGGTAGCATAAGCTTGTTTGATTTTGACCAGGCATTTTCAGAAAATAATGACTCTAGTATTTTTTATGGTCTAACTACAAGAAATATACAGTTTAAGTTTTATGAGGCAATATTTGATGTTAACAACAATGGAACTATGTATGATTACTATGTTCCTATTAAAACAATGTATTCAGATGATGCACCTAAGTTAAACTCTTCCACAAGAGATTTATCAATTCAATTGAGAGATCTTAGCATTCTGCTAGAGACAACAATTGTTCCACAAATGATGATGGTCAATAAGCCATTCCTTTATATAGTTTCAAGATTAATGGACTCTATTGGATTTTCAAATTATAGATTCTACGCAACAAAAAACAATAATGATGTAATCCCTTACTTCTTTGTTGGTCCAGATACAAATGTATCTCAAGTTTTAGAACAGCTAGCTATCTCTACACAGTCAGCGATGTTCTTTGATGAAGACAACAATTTTGTTGTAATGACAAGAGACTATATGATGCCGTCATCATCAGATAGAGCTACTAATTTAGTTATAGACGGTAACAATAATATTATTGATGTGGCATCGGCAGACACAACTATTTTTAATAGTGGAAAAATTACTTATTCAAATAAATATATTCAAAAGACTTATGGTGCTGTATCGCAATCAAGTTCTGGACTAAAATCAAAAACCTGGATATATAAACCATCATTGTTATGGGAAGTATCCCCAGAAGCAAACCTGAACCCTACAAATGGAGAAACTGGTTCACAATCTGCATATACTTTGTCAGCCATTCCACTATCTGGCTCAAGAACAGACGGTATTGGATTATCCAAGACTCTTCCTACAGTAAATTCGTCTGGTATTGTGATTGACAACATCATGGAATTTGGAGATGGCATCCAGTTTATTTCAAAATATTCTGGATACTTCTATGCAAATGGTGAAATTATTAGATATGATGCTGTTGAATTCTCCATATCTGGTTCTACAGGAACACCAACCCTAGTGTGGATATCAAATCCTAAAGACTTTGAATACTATTTTGCCAAATTAACTCTTGGTCAAAGAATATATCCAACAGGTAGAGTTAGAATATATGCAGAACCAAATGTTAATTCAGATGGAACATACAAGGTGGGGGCAGTTGCCAAACACGGTCGTGGTCAATTTGGAACAGATATCGTTGATCACTATTATGGGCTTGGATCGACATGGACTAATTCAAACAACCTAAAGGGCTGTTTCATGGATTCAAAAATACTTCTTAATGGAGGAACTGTATCTATCAATAATTCAAATGGTAAAGCTGGTATTGAAACATCAAATAAAAATAATACAACAATATCTGGAGTAATTAAGAATATATTTACTACTACTGATCAGGCTGTTCCAGCTACCGTTCAATCATCTGCTTTAGTTATGAATGGACCATCATTTAGTAGCTCTCAAAACCCTGTTGATTATGTTTCCTATGTGTATAAACAGTTGTCAACAAGATACACACACTTTGGAACTAGGACAAGAATTATAGGTTCAATTGGAAATGGATCAGGTTATGACCAACAACCAGTAGGAAACTCTACAATGTATTCTCTAAAAGAAACAACATATCCAAAGACTATAACTAATGCAGATGGAACAACTACAACAGTAAACGTAACATCAAAAGCACAAGTTCTTGGTGGTTCTAGTGGCGGTATTGCAATACTAATTGATCCAACAACTAATAACGGATACTACTTTGAAATAGCTGCACTAACTAATAATAATGTTAACAACTATTCTGGATCAGTTCCAATTAATAACATGTTCTTCTATAAAATTCAAAGAAGTGCTACAGCTACCTCGGATGGAGACAAGGCCATTCCAAATGTTCTATGGTCTGGACTTGCTCCTATCATTGTAGATGATGGCAACTTTACTGGACAGTCAAGAATGATGAACGAAACATCTCCGACAGTATATGACCTAGCCGTTGAATATGAAAGAATTTCTGCCACTACTAAAAAATTCTATCTATTTATAAATGGTCAAGTAGTTGCAACAGTAGAAGATAAAAGTGCTCTGCCAGAAAATAATTCTTCTACTACAAATGTTGCATTATTTACCAGAGGATCTTCAAAGTTAATGTTTGAAAATGTATATGGTCTTGTGAAAAATTACTCACAAACTAATGACGCATTGCTAGATGTTCCTGTAGGAAATGACACAGCTAAGGCATTTGGATATGGATCCGATCACCTAGGATTAATTTCTGTAACAGATTCATTTAGAAAATATGCCATGAGTGGTATTGTAAATGGTGCATACTTGTCTGGAATTGGTGCTCAAGCTGATCCAAAATATAACATTTACTACGATGAATTTGGAACAATTATGCGTGAATGTGCATACATGAATGTAAGATTTGACAAGGCATATCCATCGCTGTATTCTGTTGTATCACCAACATTTAATAGCCTAAAGGGCTACACCATATCTGGATTTAAGTCAACTCCATATGGAGCAGAGTTCTTAATTTTCAACAATACAGACACTCTTCTGACGTTGGACGATTCTAGTGGAAATTATTTAAGAATCCAGGGAATAGCATTTACGCAACAAACACAAAATGAATTAACTGTAGATCAATTCTTTATGAAGAATAGCGATTTCTCAAATTTCAAATTATCTTCAAAGGAAGAGTTAAAAAACAAAAAGACCTATGATGATATTAAAGCAAGTCGAATGACGTATGGGAAGAAGGAGTTTACACTAGATACTCCATATATTCAGTCTGAAGATTTGGCTAATAAGCTAATGGCTTGGATTACTCAAAAAGTAATGCGACCAAGAAAATCTGTTGGTCTTGAGTTGTTCGGGATGCCGATACTTCAACTGGGAGATATAGTTCAAATTGATTATCAATCAAACGGTATTGACGAAGCGGTATCTTCAGATTCAAGATTTGTGGTATATAACATTCAATACTCTAAGGGTGCTGATGGAATTAAGAATACTGTATACTTAAGTGAAATAGTAGAACCATTGGGAGGAATATAGTATGCCATCAGCAGATAGTTTAGCAGCAAGTCCTGCATTAAGATCACAATATCAACAAGAGCTAGCAGCCAAACAAGCAGCAGCAGATGCCGCTGCAGCAGCAGCTAAACAAAAAGCCTTAGCAGCTCTTAGGGCAGACGATGCAGCAGCAGCAGCAAGTGCTGCCAAAGCTAAAGCAGATACCCTTGCCGTATCTAACATGACCTATTCTCAAGCAGATGCAGCTGGCATAGATCATGGTATAGTAAGAGCAGCTCAATCATATGTTACAAATTCACCAGAATTCAAGACTCCCACTCCAACATCAACATCAACTCCAGTAATTGTAACTCCTACAGTCACCCCTACACCAACGACAATTACAACTGGTGGAGGATCTTCGTCAAATAGCGGATCATCATCTCAAAATACAGGTAATGCATCTACAACAATAAAATTGGCAACAGACAATTTGTTGGCCTTTAAGCCACCAACAATAGATGCTGAAGCAACTACGAACATGCTGTTCCAATCTATCGGCGGTATAGAAATATTGCAATATTCTAGATCCGATATGGTATATGATATTGATAATCAGGCATTAGCATATCAACCATTATCAGATTTATCAATTTTACAAAGCAAATATTCTCCAAAGAGTTTGTCTGGATTGCAAGATGCAATTGGGGATAGTCTTAATGCATATCCAATAGACATATCAAAATATGTTCCGCTATCACCAACAAAAGATTTTTATATTTATATGGAAGACACAATATCTTCTACTAATTTAGATAACTTAATTATTGAGGTTATAGGCATTACAGATAAAACACAAGAGACGGTTCAGGTAGAGGTTATGGATTCTTCGGAGGTATATAGCTATTAATGCTATAATAGATTTATGTTTACAAGTTCTGGATCTTCCCTTTTAGCAAAATATATGCTTGGTCAATTACCTGCTTTTGCTACCCATATTGCAATTGGCTGTGGTGCCAAGGCACTTACCCAAGAGCCAACAAATAACCCATATATATCGCAAACCAAGCTAGGATTTGAAACATATAGATCAAAAATTATTTCACGAGGATACGTTAACAATGATGGAATTCCAGAACTATCTTTAATCGCAGAATTGCCAACTAATAACAGATATGGCATTACCGAAATTGCATTGTTCCCAGGACTAGAAAATCCATCGGCAAAAGACTATGATAGTAGAATATTACTTAACTTTGTAGATGAAGCATATGTCTATAATTCAAATACCATTTCTGACATATCTTCTACAACAGTAAACATTCCTAATAGCGGAACAATTAGTGATGTAACAGAAACAAAACCATTCTTTATTAGTTCTTCAGACGGTCAACTAACATCTGATGATAGACAAAAAAGATTGGAAGCCCCACGATTTTTAGATAAGGCATTGCTTATTAAATCTAATACAACTGGATCTGTAGAAGCACGAAATTTAAATATTGACTTAAGTAAAAATTCACCAGAAGACTATGTGTCGTTAGCATACTCTTTCCTAAATGACACGGTTGGCGATGGCTTGGGAGTTCAGAATACCTATACTGTTACAATAAAATTTATGACATCCTCAGAAACAGACTACTATAGACACACTTTTGACATAGATGCAAATAGTCTTTCTAGTTCAAGATACAATATTGAGCCATTTCAAATTAAAAGCTTAGAGGCTGTTGGAACAAGTCCAACACTATATAACATTAATAGAGTTCAATTTTCAATTGCTAAAACTAGTGGTTCTGCAACAGAAACTAACTGGCTACTACTTGACGGATTAAGAATTGACAATACTGCATCATTCAATTCATCTTTTGGACTTGTTGCATACAAGGTAGTAGTTAATCCAGTAACAATCGGAAACACCACCATAGGATCTCCAATTGTAAAAGCTGCAAACACAACAAACTTCGTAGAGTTTAGATTTAGCTTGGATGTGACATAATGTCAGATACTGGAATTAAAAAAGTAGTATACTCTGCATCAAAGCTTCCAGTTCTAAGTTTGATTGGTAATAATGAACTAGTTTATCCTGTTAGATATAGGATTGTATCAAAAGATGGAACTGAAACTTCTGCATGGTCTCCAATATACGAAGTCCCAATTAGATCAATTCCACAAACAAATGTAAACATTTCTGTATCATCAACTGGAACACTTGCATCTATTGTTTGGGACAATCCTGCTAACGTAATTACTTATGACGGTAATAATAATGTTACAAGCAAAGGCATAAACACAAATTTCTTTGATATCTATGTAAGATGGAAAGATGCATCTAATGCATATTTATCTGGTTTTTCTTCTTACAAATATGCTGGAACAGCTGGCTCTCAGCCAACATACAATCTGTTTACATTAAGAATTCCAAACACAGCCAAACACCTAGATGTTCTTATTCAGGTTGCTACAAATCCACATGAAGTAGTTTCTACTGCAAAAATCTGGGAAGAAACAAACTTCTCGGTCTAGTATGCTATAATTAAATTCATGAGCAGATTACCAAATATAAGTCCTGGACAACCAGTTGACGCACTATTCTTGACAGACATGGTTGCAGCAATTAATTCACTATACGATACACAAATTACTAGTGGAAAGAATGCCAACATTAGTGGAAACATTCTTCCAACAGCCAATCTATCTGTTGTTGCACTAAAACAGACAATCTCTGCATCAGGAACATCTGTTCCAATTAGTTTTGGAACATCTAAATTTGGAGCTCCTCCAATTGTTACCGCTGTAATTGATTCATCAGGAATTGCCAGCACTAACAATCTTTCAGTATCTGTGCAAAATGTAACAACAGGTGGATGCAATATAGTAGCCAAATTTGATACTGGAGTATCATCTGTTGTTGTAAATGTTATTGCAATTGGATACCCCTCAGCAACTGGAGCATAATGGCTCTAAGAACTAGAGAAGATTATAATAGTGCTCCTCCTGTAAAATCGGTAGCTAAGATCTGGTTTCTTAATGGAGACTTAGTAAGAGTTCACCACCTAAACAGATCTAATGGAATCATGTCTGTTTTCAATATTACAAAAGATCAGATTGAAAGCTGCCTAATTGCCGACTTTAAAAAGAATCGTGAGAGAGCTTATACTGTTAATCAGACTGCAGAACTTGTAAATAGACACAGAAAGTATATGCCACAGATTGTCAAGAAGGGCATTATTCCTGGTCCAACAGGGGCACAAAAGGGTGGAGCAATTGCTTGGCAAGTAAGAGCGTATTATTCAGAGTCGCAAGTTCGTGAGATTCGTGATATACTTGCTTCCTACCACCACGGTAGACCAAGAAATGACAAGCTTATAACAAATGATGTAACTCCCACAAAACAGGAGTTGACAAGACGTATGGGTGATGGTATACTAACATATACGAGGACTGAAGATGGAAGATATATTCCTATTTGGTCTGAATCAATTTAATTGTTCTTGAAAGGAACGTGGGTATGAATAACATAGTAAACAACACAGTTGTTAACGAAGAAACTAAGGTAAAGGTAGCACTAGGTTACACCATCAATTTGGGAAACTTTCAGTCGCTACGAATTGATCTAGAGATCCAGGACAATAAGCGTGAAGGCGAAAATGTCAACGAGGCATTTGAGCGAGTATACGCTTTTGTAGAAGCCAAGCTTCAGGAAAAGGTATCTGAAGCACAGAGCGAGATCGAAGGTAAGTAATGGCTGAACGCAAAGACCGTATGGCTTTGCTCAGTCGCTACGCTAAGTTGCACACCAAGCATTATGAGCAAAGAGTTACTCTCAATCTAAACGTTGAGCAATGGGCTGCTGACGCACTTATTGAATCATATACTTTACCATATTGCTATGATCTGCTAGAATATTATTTCAATGTTGCACAGTCTCCTAGTTGGAAATACTTTGCAAACTATGCAGACAAAATTATCGATGCACGAGAAGACTATAATCAAGATTTAAAGGAGAGAGCCGAACGCCGTAAGAGGGCTAAGGAGTGGCTAAATGAGTAATACAGAATCAAAGCTAATTTCAGCAGTTCTACAGGACAAGCAAGTTCACGTTTTGCTACAGGCAAATGTTGACAGCATTCTAAGAACTCACAATGATATCTGGCAATTTATCCGCAACTATGCTGACATGAACGGAACCGTTCCTCCTACTAGCTTGGTTGTCGAAAAATTCCGTGATTTCGTCCCTGTAGAGGGCGTAGGAGCCACGAAATATCATTTAGATGAATTACAGTCAGAATTCCTTACAGACAGTCTCAAGGACGTTCTGAGGGCCACTGCAGCCGATGTTCAAGCTGGTCAGGGAGCCAAGGCATTAGAGGATATCATTACCAAAACTTCTGCACTTCGCAAGACCACAACCGTAATTCGTGATATCGATGTAATTGATATTGAAGATGCTGTTGCTTATTATGAGCATGTAAAGAGGCAGAATGAACTTGGCTCTGTTGGAATTAAGACTGGTCTTGCTGGCTTTGACAACTATCTTCCTGCTGGTATTACTCCAGGTCAACTAGGCGTATTCCTAGCCTACCCAGGTATCGGTAAGTCATGGATGGCATTATACTTTGCTGTTCAAGCATGGAAGCAGGGTAAGTCACCACTAATCATCTCTCTAGAAATGAGTGAGACAGAAGTTCGTAACCGTGTATTTACTATCATGGGTGAAGGTCTTTGGTCACACCGCAAACTTTCTTCTGGTGCAGTAGAAACAGATGATCTACGCCGTTGGCACAAGAAAGAGTTGCAGGGTAAGCCAGAGTTCCATATCATTTCTAATGATGGTGCAGGAGATGTATCACCATCGGTAATTCGTGGAAAGATTGACCAATATAAGCCAGATCTTATTATTGTTGACTATCTACAACTAATGTCTCCTAACCAGAAGTCAGATAACGAAACTGTTCGTATGAAGAACCTGTCTCGTGAGCTAAAGCTTTTGGCAATTGCTGAAGAAATGCCTATCATTGCTATTTCGTCTGCAACTCCAGATGATGTTAATAAACTAGATACTGTTCCTACTCTAGGACAGACTGCATGGTCACGACAGATTGCATATGACGCTGACTGGGTTCTAGCACTTGGTCGTGCTACAAACTCTGATATTATTGAGTGTGTATTCCGTAAGAACCGTAATGGATTTATGGGCGAATTCCTTGTCCAGGCAGATTTTGACAAGGGATGGTATAAGTATAAGGATTACGAAGATAACTAGTATAATAGATGTATGTTTAAACACATACATCATAAGCCTATAAGAAAGTTTGGATTTGCTGGATCTATTAGAGATGATTCAGCTATCCAACGTCTTCGTGCTGAGTATATGCGTTTAATCAATTCAGAGATGAAAATTCTGGGGTATGTTCCAAGATTGGATATTGACCCAGACTTCACAATTAGTTATAATCATATAAGAGAACATTTTGAATTTACATTATCAGTATACGGATCATATGTAGGAAAGACGAGAGCACAATGGACAATAGGAATAGATGGAACAGAAGTAATAGCTATACAGCCGAGCAAATCAAAAGGGTCCTTACTGGATCAGGAATCAGCATCGAATCTGAAGTAGACTCTGACTATATCATCTTTTGCCCATATCACAATAATTCTCGCTCACCTGCTGGCGAAATTGATAAATCTTCTGGAATCTTTTTCTGTTTTTCATGCCAAAAAATTGCAGAGCTTAATGAGTTTGTAATGCATACTTCTGGCAGAACCTATTTTGAGGCTGTCCGTTTTATTAAATCTAAAGAAACTGAAACAGACCTATCTAGCGAAATAGATAAGAAGCTGGTAGAGAAACCAATGTATACCCCATATGATGATGTTCTTATAAAACGACTTAATGTTCAGGCACTAGAATCTCCACGTGCTATGAGATATTACAATGGTAGATTGATAACAGAATCATCTGTAAAAAAGTTTGGATTAGGATTTTCAGAAAAGCAGGACATGGTAACTATTCCTGTTCACTCACCAGATGGAATTGCAGTTGGCTTTGTTGGGCGTTCTGTAGAAGGCAAAGAATTTAAAAATACTCCAGGACTACCAAAATCAAAAGTGCTATTCAATTTGCATAGAACTAAAACCGCAGGAAAGGTATATGTTGTCGAATCATCATTCGATGCTATTCGACTTGACCAATGCGGTTTTCCAGCGGTAGCTACATTGGGTGCAAACGTATCCAACTACCAAACAGACCTACTTCAAAAATACTTCAATGAGATATATGTCATTGCAGATAACGATGAAGCTGGCGGTAACATGAAAGATAAGCTTATTGAAAGGCTAGGATCTCGTGTTAGCGTTATTACATTAGATAAACAATATAAGGATATTGGCGATATGTCAGATGAAGCAATAAAAAATATTGAAGAATCGTTTGACAAATCTATCGCTGCTATGCTAAACTAAAATACCAATTCAGATACAGGAGAAATATATTATGAGTATTATTAAGGGACTAAAGGACATCAGTGCAATCCTAGACAAGCCGAAGTTTGAGTCTTCGGGTCAGAAGGTTCGCTGGGTCAAGTTGGCAGACGGACAGTCTGCAAAGATTCGATTTGTTGAGGAGCTGGATGAAGATTCGGCAAGTTACTCAGCTGAACGTGGTCTGTCGGTTGTAATCGCAGAACACACCAATCCAAAGGACTACAAGCGTAAGGCTGCTTGCACTATGGATAGTGAAGGTCGTTGCTATGGTTGCGAGATGGCACGTAAGGATCCAAAGAGCGGATGGCGTTCACGTCTTCGCTTCTATTGCAACGTTATTGTAAATGACGGAATTGAAGAGCCATATGTCGCTGTATGGTCACAGGGTATCAGCAAGCAGTCAGCATTCAACACTATTCGTGAGTATGCACTAGACACTGGCTCAGTATCAAATCTTGAATGGAAGATTAAGCGTAATGGTCAGGGAACTGAGACTAACTATACTCTTCTACCAATTAAGCCAGACGCAGAGCCATATCAGTGGGGTAATCTAGAAACCTTTGATCTTGAAAAGGTTGTTCGTGAGGTTCCGTATGCAGAGCAGGAGTCGTTCTACTTTGGCTTTGATACTGGTTCGGTAACTTCAAGTAATACCGATTGGTAATATGCATTAGCTTGGGGGATAGGGAAACTTATCCCCCTTTTGCTATTGACTTTCAAAAAAAACTATGTCATACTTTTATAACAACAAAACGTAAGGAAAATATATGAGTTACGCTGGACTTCACGTTCACACTCACTACAGCCTATTCGATGGCATCGCTACCCCACAGGAATATGTGGATAGGGCTGTAGAAATTGGTATGCCAGCCATCGCAATTACTGACCACGGTTCGCTATCTGGGCACCGTGAAATGTATCGTGCTGCTAAGGAAAAGGGTATTAAGCCAATCCTGGGCATTGAGGGATACATTACCAAGGATCGCTTTGACCACGAAGACAAGAAAGACAAGAACGACCCACTTGATCTAAACTACAATCACCTTATTGTGCTTGCAAAGAATGAAAAGGGTCTAGAAAACCTTAACAAGCTAAATGAACTTGCCTGGACTGAGGGGTTCTTCAAGAAGCCTCGTATGGACTGGGCAATTCTAGAGCAGTATAAAGAGGGGCTTGTAATTACCTCTGGCTGCCTATCAGGATACCTTGCAAAGGCAATTGAGGCAGACAACCTAGCTGCTGCTAAGATGCATCTTAAGTGGGCTAAAGAAACATTTGGAGATGATTATTACATTGAGGTAATGCCACACAATCCTCCAGAAGTAAATAAAACTATTCTAGCCCTTGCAGACGAGTTTGGACTAAAGCCAATCGTCACTCCAGACTGCCACCACTCTGATCCAGCACAGCGTGAGATTCAGGAGCTAAAGCTTATCCTTAACTCTTATTCAAACAAGACTGTTAAAGATGTTACCTACGATAAGTCTGCAAGTATGGATAATCTCATGGACCGTCTAGACTACCTTTATGGTGCAGATCGTCAAATGACTTTCCGTGACTTTGAGATTCACCTATTATCGGATGAAGAGATGCACAAGGCTATGGAAGCCCAGGGTATCGATCGTCAGGATATGTATGACAATACCATTGAGATTGTAAACAAGATTGAAGACTATAATATCAAAGATCATCTAGACCTTCTTCCTGCACAGTATCAAGATCCAGATAGTGAAATTAAGAACCTTGCTCTTGAAGGTCTTGCAAGCATGGGTCTTGATAAGAATGAGGAATATCTGGCACGTCTTGATGAAGAGCTTCAGGTAATTAAGGATAAGAAGTTTGGACCATACTTCCTAGTAGTTCGTAACATGATTAATTGGGCTAAGAAAGAAGACATTATGGTTGGACCAGGACGTGGTTCTGCTGCTGGTTCTCTAGTTTGCTATGCTCTAGGCATCACTGACATTGACCCCATTAAGCATGGACTGCTGTTCTTCCGATTCATTAACCCAGAGCGTAACGACTTCCCAGATATCGATACCGATATTCAGGACTCACGCCGTGAAGAAGTAAAGGACTATCTGGTTCGTCAGTATCGCCATGTTGCATCTATCGCTACATTCCTTGAGTTCAAGGGTAAGGGCATTGTTCGTGACATTTCTCGTGTTCTAATGATCCCTCTGACTGACGTAAACAAGGTTCTTAAGACTATTGACGACTGGGACGACTATTGCTCTTCAAAGCAAGCATCATGGTTCCGTGAAAAGTATCCAGAAGTTGAGCAGTATGGAGAGCAACTTCGTGGACGCATCCGTGGCACTGGTATTCACGCTGCAGGTGTTGTGACCTCAAAGCAGCCTATCTTTAAGTTTGCTCCTCTAGAGACTCGCACATCGCCAGGAAACAAAGAGCGTATTCCTGTTGTGGCGGTAGACATGGAAGAAGCAGAGCGTATTGGTCTAATTAAGATTGACGCACTTGGTCTAAAAACTCTATCTGTTATTCAAGACACACTAAAAATTATTAAGGATCGAACTGGTAAGACTATCGATCTGCATGATATTGATATGGAAGACAAGAACGTCTACGCCATGCTGTCTGATGGATTCACTAAGGGTGTTTTCCAGTGTGAAGCAACTCCATACACGAATCTTCTAGTTAAGATGGGTGTAAAGAGCTTTGCAGAACTTGCTGCTTCTAATGCTTTGGTTCGTCCAGGTGCTATGAACACTATCGGTAAAGATTACATTGCTCGTAAGCACGGTAAGCAGAACCTAGACTATAAGCACACTAGAATGAAAGCTTTTACCCAGGAAACATATGGCTGTATTCTGTATCAGGAACAAGTTATGCTTGCCTGTGTAGAACTTGGCGGTATGACAATGGCTGAGGCCGATAAGGTTCGTAAGATCATTGGTAAGAAGAAGGATGCTAAGGAATTCGACCAGTTCAAGGACAAGTTCGTATCTGGAGCTTCTCAGTATTTGAATCCAGCAGTAGCAGAAGAACTATGGCATGACTTTGAGGCTCACGCAGGATATTCGTTTAACAAGTCACACGCTGTTGCATACTCTACTGTGTCATATTGGACTGCATGGCTAAAGAACTACTATCCAATTGAGTTCATGTATTCGCTACTTAAGAATGAGGGCGATAAGGATGCACGAACTGAGTATCTTATTGAGGCCAAGCGTATGGGTATTCCTGTCCGTTTGCCACACGTAAATGATTCAGACATTGATTTTAAGATTGAGGGAAAGGGAATCCGTTTTGGACTATCAGCAATTAAGTTTATTTCAGACAACATTGCTAGCAAGTTTATTGATGCTCGTCCTTTTAGCTCATATAAAGAACTTGAAGAGTTTACTTTTACTAAGGGTAATGGTGTTAATTCTCGTGCTCTTCAGGCTCTTAGAGCTGTTGGTGCTGCAACCTTTGAAGACAATCCTAGAAATGATGAAGAAATTCGTGAGAATCTCTATGAATATCTTAATCTTCCAGAGTTTAACATCACGGTCCCACAGCATTATTATGCATTCATCAATGATGCCGAAGACTACGAAGAAAAGGGCTCATTCATCCTCATGGGAATGGTAAAAGCTATCAAGCGTGGCAAGGGATGGTCTCGTGTAGAGATCCTAGATAAGACTGGTAGTGTTGGTATCTTCGATGAAGAACAGACAACCATTGAGCCAGGAAAGACTTATCTAATTCTTGCCAGCGATAACCGTGTTACTAATGCTATTCCAGCAGATGAAATTAAGGGCAATCAGTCTGGACTAGTAAAAATTCTAAACTACAAGACTCTGCCATTCAAGGAAGATGAAAAGTTTGTGGTATCGTTTAAGCCTCGTGTAACTAAGGCTGGAAAGAAGATGGCATCTCTAGTGCTTGCTGACTCAACTCGTGAACTACAAAGTGTGACAGTATTCCCAACAAACTTCTCAAAGGCCTATATGAAAATTGACGAGGGTGGAGTATATAAATTTGACCTTGGTAAAACTAAGGACGGAACAACAATAATGGAAGAGGTATACAATGTTTGATGACATTTGTGAACAGCTGCATGAAACTGCAGTCAAAAAGGGCTTCTGGAGCGTCTTGGAGGACGCTACACAGGAGCAGACAGACATCTTTGTAACCAAGCAGCTAATGATGATTGTATCAGAGGCTGTGGAGGTTATGGAGGCTATCCGAAAGGATAAGGGAGAGGAAGAAGTTGCCGATGAAATGGCAGATATTCTTATCCGCACTTTTGATCTATACGCAGGTCTTGTAGAGCATGGATACACTACGATATCTCTAGATCACGCATTTGAAAAGAAGACTAATATTAACCAGGCACGTCCTGAGAAGCACGGAGTAAGATTCTAATGATTACAGTATATACAAAGCCATCATGTGTTCAATGTGATGCTACTAAGAGACATCTAAAGAAGCTCAACATTGAGTTTGCTACAGTAGATATCACCCAGGACCAGGAAGCATATGACAAGATTGTTGCTTTGGGCTTCCAGGCTGCTCCAGTGGTAATTACTGACAACGATTCATGGGCAGGATACAAGCCAGACAAGCTAGATGGGCTGGCTAATTAATGACAACAGTCGAAGAAGCTCTCGCACAGCTGGACCCAAAGATTCGTAAACGTCTAACAACTGGAATTGGTTTTAAGACTGAGTTCCAGAAGACTCCTAGCTTTGGTCTTAATCGTGCTCTGAATGGCGGTTTGCCATATGGTAGACAGGTTCTTATTTGGGGTTCAAAGTCGTCTGCAAAGTCCTCTATGTGCCTTCAGATGATTGCCCTAGCCCAGCAAGAGGGAAAGCTTTGTGCCTGGATCGATGCTGAGATGTCATATTCTGAAGAGTGGGCAGAAAAGCTAGGGGTAGATACAGACAAGCTAATCGTATCACAAGCAAGAACAATTAACGAGATGGTAGACGTAGGTGTTGCACTTATGAATGCTGGGGTTGACCTAATTGTTGTTGACTCTATTACTTCACTTCTGCCAGCTATTTATTTTGAAAAGGGAACTGATGAACTCAAAGAGCTTGAAAACACCAAGCAAATTGGAGCTGAGTCTAGAGACTTTAGCAACGCATGGAAAATGCTTAACTATGCCAATAATAAGGTTAAGCCTACGATGCTTGTTCTTATTAGTCAATCTCGTAATAATATTAGTGCTATGTATACAAGTCAGCAGCCTTCGGGTGGTCAAGCGACTAAGTTCTATAGTTCAACCGTTATCAAACTTTTCTCTTCTGAGTCAGACAATCAGGCTATTAAAGGCAAGATTGCGGTGGGAGATAAGCTCATTGAAGAGAAGGTAGGACGCAGAGTTCGTTGGGAAGTTCAGTTCTCAAAGACTTCACCTGCTTTTCAGTCTGGTGAATATGACTTCTATTTCCGTGGTGACGTGGGTGTAGATAGCATAGGCGATCTAGTAGACACTGCTGAAATGATGGGTATTGTAGAGAGAACTGGTGCTTGGTATATTTTGCCAGACGGCAGTGGAGATAAGTTGCAAGGTAGAGAAAAATTCGTAGCAAGAGTCCGTGAAGACTTAGACCTACAAGATTTAATTAAGGAAAAGGTCAATGGCACGGTATAACATATACCCAGGCTCATTCGTATGTCATGTGTGTAAGGCGGAGGTTAAAACCCTCCGCTCTTACCCAGAGCTTAAGAAACTAACTTGGATGTGTCCAGAAAAACATTTAAGTGAAGTAAGTCTTAATACTAAAAAGAAAAAGGAAGACTATGAGCGAACAGAGCGAGAGTAAGCGTATTGGAGCTAAACAACACAAGAACTCAGGTAGAGGAACTCATAAGGGAGATGCTACCTGGGAAAACTTTACAGTTGACTTCAAAGAAGTTGGCAAAAGCTTTACACTTAATAAGGATGTATGGGCCAAAGCTACTACTGATGCTATTCGAAATGGCAACGATCCTGCTATCGTTGTTGTTATTGGAGATAGTGCTCCAAAGACAAGGCTTGCTATAATTGAGCTATCTTTACTTGAACAAATCCTGTCTGATGATGTATAATAGAAATACAATGTTTAAGGAAAACTAATGGAACAAAATAAAACGACAATTGATATGGTCAACGGTCTCTCAGAGATTGCTGACTACATGAATGATGATGAACTAACTGAGGCTCTTACTTTTATTGCCAAGCTAATCATTAAGCCAGATATTCCACTAAATGTTGCCACCATAGAGATCGTTAGACTCCAGGCAATCGCTGCCAAGATGGCATTTAAAGCAACCTGGATGGTTAACGTAGACAAAGGAAATAGGGAGAAGAAGAATATTTACTTCACTGCTCACGAGGCCATTACTGACCTTGTATCAGCACTAAAGTATATTGTTCGATAACATTATGGCAAAAAATTTATTACAGCAAGTAATGCTCAAGAAGATGGAAAATGGTCCAGAATCAAAACCATCTTTTCTTGATAAAGATGCTCTTATTGCAAAGATTAATTCTGGATACACCATTAACCGTGTGGACAAGTTTACAACCAAAAAGACATTTGCTCCAAGCACAATTGCATTCTCTCACGGAGAATGTCCTCGTTACTGGTATCTAGCATTTGAAGGTGCTAATTTCACTGACAATGCAGATGCTTATGGTGCTGCTAACATGACAGCAGGAACCAAGTCACATGAAAGAATTCAGGAAGCAATGGGAAATGTTCCTGGCTTCTTGGTTGATTCAGAGTTTAAGGTTACATCTAATGACCCACCAATCTTTGGATTTGGTGACGTTATGCTTAACTGGGAAGGGTCAGAACTTCTTGGTGAGATTAAGACTATGCCTCACGATGCTTTTGAGTATCGCAAGATTTCGGGTAAGCCAAAGCTAGGACATCTAGTTCAGCTGCTTATCTATATGAAGATTATGAATAAGAATAAATCAGTTCTTATTTATGAAAACAAAAATACTCATGAACTTTTGATTATTCCAATCGAACTAAATGAGTATATGTATCAGTGGGTGGAGAATGCATTTGATTGGATGCGAACTGTTCGAAAGGCTTGGGAAGATAAGACTCTTCCTACCAAGAACTATCGCAGCAATTCAAAGATCTGTAAGACTTGTCCGATTCGGGAAGCTTGCGATAATGCAGGAACTGGGGTATTAAAAATTAATTCCTTGGAGCCACTAGATGAAAAACAAACACTGTGAATGGTGTGACCACCAATTTCAAACAAAAATAAGCTATCAGATATACTGCTCCGCAGAGTGTCGTGAAGCAGCAACTAAAGAAAAGATTGCTGCTAGATATCAGATATCAAGAATTTCAAGAAGAGCAAATGGTAAAAAACGTAACTGCAAATCTTGTAATGCTGAATTATCAATCTATAATGACGACATTCTGTGTAGCGTATGTTCTGTAAATCCAAAAGATGTCGGTAGGGCATTAAAGGAAATGAAGAGGTTCGGACTTGAGTAAGCTAGCACAAATAGGTAATAATAAACCAAATGTAATTATGGCTATTGATGCAAGCACCACAAGTCTGGCCTTTTCTATTTTTGAGGGCAAGTCATTAGTTAAATATGGAAAGATTAGATTTGATGGCCTTAACGCTTATCAAAAACTAGGAGATGCTGCAAGAAAAACTTTGCCATTCCTTAAAAATTTTAAAATAGATGCAATTGTTATTGAACATACAGTATTTATTAATAGCCCAAAGACTGCTTCTGATCTAGCCCTGATTCAAGGAGCTTTGCTGGGAGCTGCAAGAATTGCAGGTATTAGAACTGCAGGTTCAATCAATCCAATTACATGGCAAACGTATATTGGCAATGGCAAGTTGACAGCAATGGAAAAACAAGCTATAATGAATGAATTCCCAAATAAAACAAAGACTTGGTATAAAGCTAAAGAGCGAGAAGTTCGAAAGCAAAAGACCATTACCTTTGTCAATGGATTCTATGACAAGAATATCCAGGATGATGACGTGGCTGATGCTGTCGGTATTGGTCATTATGCTATCAATAACTGGGGAAAGATTGCAAAGTAATGGCTACTAAACTATATACCAGCGAAGCATGGCTCAAGAAGAGATATCACCTAGATAAGAAGACTCCAGAAGAGATTGCTAAAGAGTGTGGGACAAGCGTAGAAACCATCTATGTTTATCTAGCTAAGTTTGGGTTAAGAAAGAGTAAAAGATGAAAAGAGTTTTAAAGCATTTTGTTCACGTAGCAAAGTCTTATCTAGTTAGAATTGGCTGCAAGCACGAGAACACACACAAGGCATCATGCCCTTTTACAGGGTATACATATGAGTCTTGTGATCGCTGTATGAAATATGTATCAGTAAGGGAAACAAATGGCTAGACCTAAAAAGTATGTTGTTCCAGAAATGGCAAAAAAGTTTGTCCGTGAGGATAGGGTAATTGTTAATGGATTTGAAATTGTTAAGGGTGACCTTATAAAGGTATCTGGTCAGTATGGAACTAAGTTTAAGTTTGATAGCCTAGTTACGAATACTGAGACTGGAGCTGTATGGGTAGATTGCTTTGAGGTATTCCGTGCCTCGGCATCTGCTTATCGGTCGTTCAGACCAGAAATGGTAAAGCGTATTCCACAACGAGGAAAGAGAGCAAAGCGTGTCATTTGAGGACCTAACCGTAGAACACCTTGATGAAGTAAACAAGGTTGTAGAAAAATATCTGGCAGGTAATGAACCTACCCAGATCTCCAAAGAGCTTGCCATGCCTAGACAAAAAGTTGTGGCTTATATTAATGAGTGGCGTAGCATGGCTGCAGATAATGCTGCTATCCGTGCTAGAGCCAAAGAAGCCCTGGTAGGAGCAGACACTCATTACACTAAACTAATCCAGAAGGCATATGAAGTTATTGATGATGCTACGACAACTGCAAACCTACAGGCTAAGACTTCTGGTATTAAGCTAGTCATGGACCTTGAGTCTAAGCGTATTGATATGCTTCAGAAGGCTGGTCTGCTAGAAAACAAGGAGCTGGCAGAAGAGATGGTTGAGATTGAGCGTAAGCAGGAAGTCCTAGTAAACATTCTTAAGGATATTGCAAGAGACTATCCACAAATTAGAGACGATATCATGCGTAGACTTTCATCAGTATCCAAAGATAAAGAAGTAATAACTGTGGTGGTGAGCAACGATGTTTGATGATTTTCTAGAAGCCCTCAAGTCTGATGTATTCGCAGAACGACCAGTGGATGCCAAGACATTTGTTGAGGGTGAAGACTATCTAAACCAGCCACCATTGTCACAAATTCAGTATGATATTGTTGAAGCTATGAGTCAGATTTACAAGCTTGAAGATGTTATTGAGCTTATGGGAGATACGGAAGGTAGACGTTATTTTAAAAAGTATACTAAGAATGAAGTTATTCTACAACTTGGCAAGGGAAGTGGTAAAGACTTTACCTCTACTGTTGCTTGTAGCTATATTGTCTATAAACTACTATGCCTTAAAGACCCTGCTCGTTATTTTGGTAAGCCCAGTGGAGATGCCATCGATATTATCAACGTGGCTATTAACGCACAACAGGCAAAGAACGTTTTCTTTAAAGGTTTTAAAACTAAGATTGAGAAATCTCCGTGGTTTGCTGGTAAGTTCTATGCGAAAGCAGAAAGTATCGAATTCGATAAGTCAATAACCGTTTACTCTGGTCACTCAGAGCGTGAGTCTCACGAGGGTCTTAACCTTATCCTAGCAGTTCTTGACGAGATCTCTGGTTTTGCTCAAGAGATTGGGACTGGTAATGATCAGGGTAAGACAGCAGACAACATATATAAAGCCTTCCGTGCTTCTGTAGACTCTCGTTTCCCAGATTTGGGAAAGGTGGCACTACTATCATTCCCTCGTTATCCAGGAGACTTTATCTCATCTCGCTATGACGCAGTAATTGCTGACAAGGAAGTTGTCACCAAGAAACATAAATTTATTATGAATCCTGACCTGCCCGAAGATGCCGAAGGAAACTTCTTAGAAATTGAGTGGGACGAAGATACCATCTTGTCATACAAATACCCAGGAATGTTTGCTCTTAAGCGTCCAACTTGGGTTGTAAATCCTACCAGACAAATTGATGATTTTAAAGTTTCATTCTTTACTGACATGGGAGATGCTATGCAACGTTTTGCTTGTGTTCCTACGTTCTCGTCTGATCGCTTCTTTAAGCAAGAAGATAAGATTCGTTCTGCCATGAGCATTAGAAATCCTATTGACGGCTGGAAGAGATTTGAGGAATCATTTGAGCCAGACCCAGATAAGACTTATTTTGTCCATGCTGACCTTGCACAGAAACATGACAAGTGTGCTGTTGCAATTGCTCACGTAGACAAATGGGTAAATATTCAGGTAGTTAAGGATTATAGCCAGGTAGCACCAATTGTTGTAGTAGATGCTGTAGCATGGTGGGAGCCAAAGGTAGAAGGCCCTGTAAACTTATCTGAGGTTAAGCAATGGATTCAAAATCTACGTAGACTAGGTTTCAATATTGGAATGGTGTCATTTGACCGTTGGAACTCATTTGATATTCAGAATGAGCTAAAACAGGTTGGTATTAGAACAGATACTGTTTCTGTTGCCAAGAAGCACTACGAAGATATGGCAATGCTTGTTTATGAAGATCGTCTTATCATGCCAGCTATTGAACTATTGTTTGAAGAGCTTACAGAATTAAAGATTGTAAAACAAAATCGTGTAGACCACCCTCGTAAATCTTCCAAAGACTTGGCAGATGCTGTTTGTGGAGCTATCTTTGGAGCCATATCGCACACTCCAAAGGATCTAAATCAAGTTGTTGAAATTCATACTTTTAAAGATAGACCTAAAAAACAACTTGACATGGATAATGACAATGTGATAAGATTGAATCCTATGCCAAAAGAGGTAAAAGAATACCTGGCTAGATTCGAATTAATCTAACTATAGAAAAGGAAAATACATGACTTCACTAAAGAAGCCACTTATCGCTATTGCCACTGCAGTAGCACTTGCTACAACCGCACTAGTTGCTGCACCTGCAAACGCTGCAGTAGCAACTGGTCTAACTGTTAATGCTGTAGCAACCACCACCGATGGTCTAACTGAGGCAACCGCCGTTATCCTTCCAGTCCCAGCAGATAATGCTGTTCAGGTAACTGATGCAGTTCGTATTGCTGTTACTGGTCTAGACAACAACGTAACCGTAACCGCTACTGCAACCAATGCACTTCTTGTATCCACTGTTGGAGACTCTGTTACTGCTTCTGCAGGAACCGCATCTGCTTCTGTTGCTACTGGAACTGGAACTAGTGCTACGTTCTATGCCTACACTAAGTCAACTGCTGTTGGAAAGATTGTGATCACCGCTGGAACTGCTACTATTGGAACTTATTACGTAAAGGGAACTGCAGGTGCACTAAATACTATTGCACTTTCAGCACCAACTGCTGCTCTTGGCACCACTGCTAAGGTAACTGTAGCTGGAACTGACGTATTCGGAAATGCTGTTGCAGGTTCAACTGTAGCAATTCAGGTAGTTAGTGGCACTGCCACCAATACCTATTCGGTAAGCACTGATGCAAGAGGCGAAGCTACCAAGGAGCTGACTGGTCTTGCTGTAGGTTCGTATGATTTAATTGCAACTGCTACTGTAGCAACTGCTATTACTGGTCTTGCTGCTCCTGTAGGTTTCGTTCGTGGAACCCTTAAGGTTGTAGACCTTGCTGCTCTAGTAGCAGAAAAGGATGCAGAACTTGCTGTGGCAAATGGCAAGGTAACTGCACTAACTGCTGAAAAGACTGCTCTATCTGCACAGGTTGCAGACCTTACTGCAAAGCTTGCCCTTGCAGATGCTGCTACTGCTGGCAACAAGGCTAAGTATAATGCTCTTGCTGCAAAGTGGAACAAGGCTAATCCAAAGCACAAGGTTGCACTTCTCAAGTAATTGGGATAAAATAGATTGGGGAAGGCGAAATATCCTTCCCCTTTCTTGTCCCTGGATATCAAAAAATGGAGGTAAAATAGATGTCTATCACTATTGTGTATTTCTCCAATTATTCGGGGAACACAAAACGATTCGTAGAAAAGGTTGACAATGGACAATACGATATTATTCGGATCCCTATATCTTGGGACGATTCTGACCCTATCATTGCTAAGAACAAGTATGTTCTTTTTGTCCCTACCTACGGAGGCGGAAGCGAAAGATCCGCCATACCCAGACAAGTAAGAAGCTTCCTTAACATACCTGAAAACAGAGAATTGTTAATAGGAATTGTAGGTCTGGGCAATACTAATTTTGGTAATCATTATTGTAAAGCTGCAGAAATGATTTCAGGGAAGACTGGCATCCCCATAATTGCCAGGGTAGAAATATTTGGAACATCAGAAGATGTCCAAAAAGTAAGAAAGAGGTTGGAGAAACTAAATGGATAATTATAGCTATCATGAATTAAATGCTATGTTGAATCTTTGGTCAGATGAAGGCAAGATTCAGTTCGACAAGGACAAGGAGGCAGCAAGAGCATATTTCCTTGACCATGTGAATCTCAACACTGTGTTTTTCCACAGCCTTGAAGAAAAGCTTCACTATCTAGTTGAGCATGAGTATTATGAGCCAGAAGTTTTGGATCAGTATTCATTTGACTTCATCAAAGAACTATTTAAGCAAGCATATGCTTATAAGTTCCGATTCCCTACATTCGTAGGAGCATACAAGTTCTATACTCAGTATGCACTAAAGACGTTTGATGGTGAACGTTACCTAGAACGCTTTGAAGATCGTATTGTTATGAATGCACTATTGCTTGCACGTGGAGACCAGCAGTTGGCAAAGGATTTAGTTGATGAAATCATCAGCGGTCGCTTCCAGCCAGCAACTCCTACATTCCTAAATGCAGGTCGCAAGCAACGTGGAGAGTATGTATCCTGCTTCCTGTTGCGTGTTGAAGACAACATGGAATCAATTGCTCGTGCAGTTAACTCGTCACTTCAGCTTTCAAAGCGTGGTGGTGGTGTTGCACTTAACATCACTAATCTACGTGAACTAGGTGCACCAATTAAGAAGATTGAAAATCAGTCTTCAGGTGTTATTCCTGTTATGAAGATGTTGGAAGATGCATTCAGCTACGCAAACCAGCTAGGTGCACGTCAAGGTGCAGGAGCAGTTTACTTAAACGCACACCACCCAGACATCCTCAAATTCCTAGACACCAAGCGTGAGAATGCAGACGAGAAGATCCGTATCAAGACCCTTAGCCTTGGAGTAGTTGTTCCAAACATTACTCTTGAACTTGCTAAGAATAATGAAGACATGTATCTATTCTCACCATATGACATTGAGCGTGTCTACGGAGTTCCTATGAGCGATATCTCTGTAACTGACAAGTATCAGGAAATGGTTGATAATCCACAGATTCGTAAGTCAAAGATTAAGGCTCGTGAACTGTTTGAGCGTATTGCAGAACTGCAGTTTGAGTCAGGGTATCCATACATTGTCTATGAAGACACTGTAAATGATGCTAACCCAATTGACGGACGTATCAATATGTCAAACCTATGTTCTGAAATCCTTCAGGTAAATACTCCTACCACTTACAATAATGACCTATCATACAATGAAATTGGTAAGGATATCTCATGTAACCTAGGATCGCTAAACATTGCAAAGGCTATGGAATCTCCAGACTTCGGTAAGACAGTTGAGGTTGCTATCAAGGCTCTTACATCTGTTGCAGACCTATCATATATTGATTCTGTTATGTCAATTGCCGAGGGTAACAAGAAGTCACGTGCTATTGGTCTAGGTCAGATGAACCTACATGGTTACTTTGGTAAGGAAGAAATGATGTATGGTGACGAAGAATCAATTGATTTTACCAACATGTATTTCTATACTGTTCTTTATCACGCTCTAAGGGCATCTAACAAGATGGCAGTAGAAACAGGCTCTCCTTTTGATGGCTTTGAGAAGTCAAAGTATGCTACTGGTGAATTTTTTGACAAGTATCTTCTTCAGGAATGGAAGCCAAAGACTGATAAGGTAACTAAGATTTTTGCAGAAGCAAACATTGCAATTCCTACTACTCAAGATTGGGTGGAACTAGCTAAGTCAGTTCACAAGCACGGTATCTACAACCAGAACCTTCAGGCTGTTCCACCAACTGGTTCTATTAGTTATATTAATAACTCAACAAGCTCTATTCACCCAATTGCATCTCAGATTGAGATCCGTAAGGAAGGAAAGATGGGACGTGTTTACTATCCAGCTCCATATCTAAATAACGATAACCGTCAGTATTTCCAGGATGCCTATGAGATTGGTCCAGAAAAGATCATTGATGTTTATGCTGCTGCAACCCAGCACGTAGACCAAGGTCTATCTCTAACGCTGTTCTTCAAGGACACCGCAACCACTCGCGATGTCAACCGTGCACAAATCTATGCATGGAAGAAGGGTATTAAGACTATTTACTATATTCGTATTAGACAAAACGCACTAGAAGGAACAGAGATGGAGGGTTGCGTATCATGTCAGCTATAACAAGACCAGTTAACTGGAACAAAATTGAAGATCAGGTAGACCTAGAGGTTTGGAATAGACTTACTGCCAACTTCTGGCTACCAGAAAAGGTTCCACTAAGTAATGACATTCAGTCTTGGTCAACATTGCGTGACAACGAGAAGTTGCTCACCATGCGTGTCTTTACAGGCCTAACCATGTTGGATACAATCCAGGGAACCGTGGGAGCAGTTAGCCTAATTCCAGATGCTAGAACCCAGCACGAGGAAGCGGTAATGACAAACATTGCATTCATGGAATCAGTTCATGCTAAATCATACTCAAGTGTATTCTCAACGCTTTGTTCTACACAGGAGATAGAAGATGCTTTCCGCTGGTCAGAAGAGAACCCTTACCTTCAGAAGAAGGCCGAGACAGTTCTTAAGTATTACCACGGAGAGGATCCGCTAAAGCGTAAGATTGCCTCTACATTGTTAGAGTCATTCTTGTTCTATAGTGGGTTCTATCTTCCAATGTTTTGGTCTAGCCGTGCCAAGCTCACCAACACTGCTGACCTCGTTAGACTCATTATTCGTGATGAAGCAGTTCATGGCTACTACATTGGATATAAGTTCCAGCAAGCATTTAATGAAGAGTCTCCAGAAAGACAGGCGGAACTTCAAGACTATACTTATGACCTACTCATGGAACTTTATGATAATGAGATTAAATATACGGCTAACCTTTATGACGAAATCGGCTTAACCGAAGATGTCAAGAAGTTCCTGCACTACAACGCAAACAAGGCCTTGATGAATCTAGGTTTTGATGCATTGTTCCCAAAGGATGTTTGTGATGTTAATCCTGCCATCCTAAGTGCATTGTCTCCAAACTCTGACGAAAACCATGACTTCTTCTCTGGTTCAGGTTCGTCATACGTGATCGGCAAGCATGAATCTACCACCGATGACGACTGGGATTTCTAACTAAACAAGGGGGGGCGAAAGCCCCCTCTTTTTATTTATCTAAATAATGTTATAATTATTTTGTTGGAAACTTCCAACTAGGAGAAACCCCAAATTAAAACTCTTAGATTTTTAACAGCAATAACACTAGCAACTATATCCCTCTTTATAATAACCCCTGCAAAAGCACAAACACTAGAAGAAGCTCAATCGGCTCTTTTGGCAGGGCAGCAAGAGCTATCTGACGCTACCCAAGCTAAAGCAGATGCAGACTTATTGGTTGTAAATAAATTAGCAGCCGTAGTTGCTGCTCAAGAAGAACTAACAATAGCACAAACTAACTATGATACTAATTTAATTTCACAAACAACTTCTAGTGGATCTGGACTATCTGTAGATATTTATAATAATATAATTAGCAGAACTCCAGAGGCATGGCAATTATGTCGTCACGACACTGTTAGCCAAATCTCTGCTAACTGGGGTAGTGGATCTGTCATGGGATGTAATTCTGACTGGGTAACTATTCATTATTATGGAACATTAACTGTGCCGACAAGTGGACAATACTATTTCCGCAACATAGCAGATGATGGGTTTTACATGACCTTAGATGGTCAGGTAGTTATTCCCGAATGGCGAGACAAAGGTTGTGGAGGTAACTGGTATCCAATAAATCTTGAAGCTGGTCATGCTTACACTCTTGATGCCTGGTTCTATGAAAATGGTGGAGGGGCATGTTCTACTTTATATTATCAAAATTCAGGTAACTGGGGGGTAGTTCCTGCAGCATGGTTTGGTCAAACAGCTACTACTATAATGGTTAATGATCCAGCATTATTAGTAATAGTCCAAGAAAAACAACTTATTTTAAATCAAGCACAACAAGAATTGGATGCTGCTCAAATCGCACAACAACAAGCACAAATTAGACTAGACACTGCAACTCAAGCCATGCCATTACTGCAACAAGCTGTTGATGATGCTCAAGCATTAATAGATGCAGAAAATGCTAGAATTTTGGCAGAACAGCAAGCAGCTCAGGCTCAAGCAGATGCAGAAGCTGCAGCGTTATTAGCAGAACAACAAGCAGAAGCAGATAGGATTGCCCAGCAAGCAGCAGCAGATGCTCTTGCAGCACAACAAGCTGCTCAAGCTGAAGCAGATAGGATTGCTGCAGAACAACTTGCACAGCAACAAGCAGAGCAAGCAGCAGCACTTCAAGCAGAGGCGGATAGGATTGCTGCAGAGCAAGCAGCTATTGCTGCTCAAGCAGAAAGAGATAGACTTGCCGCAGTCGCAGCAGCAGAAGAAGCAGCTAGACAAGCTCAATTGGCAGCAGAAGAGGCTGCCAGACAAGCTGCAGAAGCAGCTGCTAATGCAACTCCTACGCCTACTCCCACACCTGCACCATCTGAAACAACAGGTATAATAGAACCAACACCGTTACCAACGGTAGAGCCAACAGAGGAGCCAGTAGTTGTCCCAACTCAAGAACCAACCGTGGAACCAACCATTCCACCTACGGAAGAGCCAACATCTACACCTACGCCGTCCTCGGAACCTACTCAAGAGCCAGCAACGCCTGAGCCAATCCCGACACGAACTCCAGAGCAAGTATCAACCCCAGAAGTTCAACCAGAACCTAAGCTACCTGTAGACATTTCTTCAATTGATCCTCAAGAATTGTCTTCAGCCGAAGTAACGCAATTAGTCTTAGCAGCAAATGAAGTCTTGGCGACAGCCAAGGAAGGCTCTCCAGAATATGAAAAAGCCCTAGATGCCCTGTTTGTTGCTGCTCAAGCAGACGATATTCAAGTTGATCCAGCCCTTGCTGCTATTCCAGGTGTAGGGCAAGCTGCCGTAGCAGCCATTGCAGCTATTAACTTTATGGGAAATGTTGGTGCAGACATGGCACCAGCTACTCGTGAGAAAGCCAAGAAAGAGGTTATCGCAGCCGTTGTAGCCACAGGAGCAGCCGTAAGTGCTGCTACAGGTGCAGCAACCTCAGCAGCTTCTACAGGGTCCACAGGAGGCTCTGGTGGCTCGTCAGGCGGTAGTTCTGGCGGTAATGAAAAAACAGAAACAAATAAACCTAATAGGAGGGAAACAAGATGAAAAAAATAATTAAAGATATTCTTGAACAAGCCTGGACTCTTCTAGGTATGTTTGTAGCATGGATTGTTCTAGAAGGTTCAGCCAAAACTATAGTAGGATACTGCATTCTAGGAACACTAGGTTTGTGGGCAGTAACTTACCCATTTAGAAATTCACAAGGAGAGGAGGAGTAGTATGAAGTTATTCGGAAATGTAATAATGCGTATTGTCGCAACATTCGTAGCATCAGCACTTGGAGTAATTGGTGCAGGAGCAATCGGTGGAGTTCCACCAGTGCTTGCAGCAACAATGGGAGGTATTTTGGCGGTAGCTAAAGTAATCGAACTTCTATCTCTAGCATTCCTAGAAGATGGAAAGTTAACTAAGGATGAAATCAATGCAGCTTTTCAACAGACAGTCAAGCTTAAGAATATCGATAATCCAGAAGCAGCAGTTAAACAGCTTGCGGAAGGACCACTTGATCTTCCAATTGATCACCCTTATGAGGCTGTTTCGGGTTATGTCCCAGATAAGAAATACAAACACCCACCAGTAGATGAAGATACAGTTGTGTAACGAATCTATAACAACCCCTTGACAACCCCTTGTAGTTGGTATAATATATATATATCACCTAGAAGGGGTTTTCACATGAGTGAAGTAAATTATACAGAAATGTATGAATGGCTTGATGTTGGTATTAAGAATGGTTGGGTAACTGAGCCATTCTGTTACACGCATGATGGCGATCCATATATGACAGAAGAAGAAGAAAAAGAATGGGAAGATGGCGGAGATCCATGTGCCCCAGTAATAAAAATTCTTGTTTAGTTTAACAAGTATGCTATACTGTTAACATATGAAGATATGTAATAAATGTAATCAGAGCAAGGACATTGAGCTTTTTGCCAAGGGTAAAGCCTATAAAGATGGCAGAAGAAATATTTGTAAGCAATGCCACTCTGATTACATGGTTAATTACTATAAAAATAATGACGAACAAAGAACAATTAAAAATAGAATAAATACAGGTAAAGATTTTAACTGGAAAAGGCATCACATTTCAAAAGAAAAGTTCGATGAAATGGTTGACAAATTTGATGGCAAATGCTATACTTGTAAAACAAACAAAGCTACAAATATAGACCATGACCATTCTTGTTGCCCAGGCAATAGAAGTTGTGGAAGTTGTATTCGTGGCATACTTTGTAATCAATGTAATACGGCATTGGGATTGTTAAAAGATTCTAAAGTCGTTTTACAAAGACTTATAGAGTATCTTGGTCCATAGCACAATTGGCGGTGCAATCGGCTGTTAACCGATCGGTTGTAGGTTCGAATCCTACTGGACCAGCGTTGATAGATAATCACTATCACAACCGTTTCATTTCGGACAAATGAACGCCCTTACAGCGATACAGTAAGCGTGTAGGAATCTCTCGTTATCGGTTCGGAGTTGGTCACTCGTCTTAGGAAACGACTCAGAGATGTAGATCTGATTAATCTGACATCTCAACTGCGAATATAGTTTAGTGGTAAAACTTCTGCCTTCCAAGCAGATAATGCGAGTTCGATTCTCGCTATTCGCTCAAACAGATCTCTGACGAGAGGTCTGGAGAATGGCTGAACGAAGTTCCTTGTCTAGATGGAATGAGAAAGGCACATGGCTGGGATTAGCGTCCCTGCTCTTAGCGGAGCAAGGCTGTGGTAGGATTAAGGCGATATCTAATGGTATCTAGACTTCTCCTTGGTGGTAATAGACAATCCACCTTCTCACATTTGGTCTGTTAGCTCAGTTGGTTAGAGCACCTG